CGTTCGGCGTCGTGTGCGGCGCTTGCTTTGACTGCCTTGGCGCTCTCGGTTACGGCGTGCTCGTCGGGGCCGACCCGGGAGCTGACGCCGTCGGAGCGGGCGGAGATGGATCGGGCGATGATGATGTTCATGCTCGGGAGCCAGGGGCTGTCGAACTCGATGCAGCCGCAGGGCCACCAGCGCCAGCCGGTGACCTACTGCAACCCGCAGGGCGCGGGCATGGTGTGCTGGAGCGAGTGACGTGAGGGACGAGGAGTTCTTCGGCTGGCTGAACGACTGCCACGGCGACGGCATCGGCCCAATCGAGCGGATCATGTTCACCCGCGACGGGATCGAGCGGGTGGAAGACGCCGACCCAAAGGAACTCGCCATCGCCCTGATGCACGCGCTGGAAAGCGAGGTGGCGGACCTGCGCAGTCGCGTAGCGCGTCTTGAAGGTGAAGAGTGACCGCTTGACGTAGGCCGGCCCGGGCTCTAGGGGCCTGGCGTCGTTTTCCCCCTTAAGTGCCAGACTGGCCGGCCAAGCGCCGGCCGTTTTTTTGCCCACATCCCCTGAAGCTGTGGTAAATGTGCAACGGCGCCGTTGCGCCGCAGCAACAGCAGGGGTGCGGGATGAAGTCTTCCTGGAAGACCACCGTCGGTGGGGTCGGTGGCATTTTCTCTGGAGTCGCCGCGATCCTCGCGGCCGTCGCCAACTCGCCCGGAGATAGCCTCGACTGGAGCGTCCTCGCGCCGGCGATCACCGCCGGATTCAGCGGGATCGCGACCGGCATCGGGCTCCTATTCGCCCGCGACAACAACGTCACGTCCGATCAGGCCATCGGCCCCCGGGTTGCCCCGGAGACCGAAGCCGCCGCAGCCGACGCCTTCCGGCGATGATCGGGGGGATGTGGAATGCGCTCGCCAAGCTCGGGTTCAAAATCTTCGTCTACGCCGTCGAGCGCGACTGGTCGCCTCGGGCGTACTGGCACCAGCATCCGCGCGAAGCTCGGCGTCTCGCTCATGATGTCCGCGGCGTTGCTGAGCGGTTGCAGCAGCACACATCTGGTCCCGACGGACGCTCCGGGAGGCAATCCCCAGATCGTGGTGAGTGACGTCACCGTTCAGGTGACGGACCTCGCCAGCGCCGAGACCAAGTACGGCGGCTGGATTGGCAAGAGGCCAATCGTCGGCAACGTCGTCATGGGCGTTGCCGAGTACCGGAAGCTCATCTCCGACCGCGACCGCCTCGTCGCCCAGGTTGCCGCCAACAAGCAGGCCAACGCCATCCGCGAGCGGTACGCGCGGGTGTGCCGCGAGGACCGGATCTGCAACGAGGTCGCCCTTCAGGTGATCGAGCGCGAAGGGCTGGTCAAATGAACTTCGACTGGGTGAGCAGTCTGTCGTTTGAAGCGCTGGACTCCGGGCGCGCCCGGTCGCTCGACGCAGCCATCGACGAGGCCGACAGGCTCGTTGACGCGGCCATTGTGAACGTTCGCCGCCAGCTCGTCTCCTCCGGCTCGCAGCCGAGCATCGAGCAGCTATTCGGCCGGCTCGCCGAGGTTCGGCGGGCGAAGGTCATGGCCGATGAGTTCCGGGACTTCAGGGAGGCCCTGGCCAAGGCTGGGAAGCTGGGTGGATGACCTCGGCCCGAACGGGGGCAGGTACAACGACCAGCGTGGGCGGCTCGGAAACCGGCTCACGAGGATCGAAGAGCGCCTGGGGGATGTCGAGAAGTGGCAGGTACGCGTTGGCGTGGAGGTTGCTGCCCTGACAACGGCCTTCGACAAGCACATCGGCGCCACGGCGGAGGACGCGCGCAGGAGCGCGCAGGACGCGCGCGAGACGCTCAACGCGGTGAACGGCCTGAAGGGCGAGATGGTCCAGATGCAGGCCCAGCGCGGGATGATCAGCCAGGAGACGCTGTTCAAGGTCATCGCCGCGACGGCGGCGCTCGTGACGATCACCGGCGGGGTTGTCGCGTTCGTGGTCAAGGTGTCGGCGTAGAGGTGAACGCGTGGCTCTCTGGGACGAGGTCCCGGCGATCCGGGACGGCTCGATAATCGGCGACGATGAAGGCAACCCGATCCTCGCCACGAACGGCACGCTCATCGGCTATGATGCCGGCTGGCGGAAGATCGACCCCGAAGTCGATCCAGGAGAGGTGGGCGGCTGATCCGGCCGCGTTCGCCCGTGAGGCGTTTCTGCCAGATGATCAGGGCCGTCCGCTGACGCTGGCGAAGTGGGCGATCCCGTTCGTCGAGGGCGTCCGCGACAACCCCTACAACGGCGTCAAGGCCAACCGGAACGCCTCCAAGACCTTCACCATGGCGTTCCTCGCCCTCTGGTGGGGATTCACCCGCTGGCCGGCCAAGGTGCTGTTCGCCGCCACCCGCGCCGACCAGCTTCGCGACCACAACTGGGGCGAGTTTCGGCTGCTCCACGCCCGGCTGATCCCGGAGTTGCGCAAGGACGTTCAGATCCTCGCCTCCGAAATCCGGATCAGCGCCGACAAGGCCGGCGAGCCCAGCCGGCAGCCGAACATGATCATCGCCCGTGCGGCAAGCGAGGGGAACTCGGTGGCCTCTCAGGGCGCCCACGCGGCCCACATGCTCGTGATCCTCGACGAGGCTGCCGGCATCCCCGACAGCATCTTCAACGTCATGTACGGCTCCCTGACGACGCCTGGGAGCCGCATCGTCGTTGCCGGGAACCCCACGATCACGTCGGGCGCCTTCTATCGCATCTTCACGCACCCGGAGATGTCGAAGCTGTGGAAAACGACCACTGTTTCCGCCTTCGATGTTCAGGACGAGCCGTGGTTCCGCAAGGCGTGGATCGACGAGTGCCGGAAGAACTGGGGTGAGGATAGTCCAGACTGGCAGAGCTACGTGTTGGGCGAGTTCCCGACGACGCAGGAAGGCTGCATCTTCCCGGTCGATCTGGTGTCCGACGCCGTCGCCAGGGTGGTCGAGCTGAAGCCCGGCTACCTGCCGATCTGGGGCTTCGACCCGGCGGCCGGCGGCGACCGCTGCGCCCTGGCCAAGCGGCACGGGAACATCCTGCTCGGCCCGGTCGAGACGTGGATCTCCGACGACACGCAGATCTCGGTTAACAGGGTGGTGGACGCCTACTACGCCTCGCGGGACGCCGGTTCAGCGCCGGCCGCAATCTGCGTGGACGCGAGCGGTCTCGGCATCCCCATGGCGCAGCAGTTGCGCGACCTGGGCCTGCCCATCGTCTCGGTGCCGTTCAGCGAGAAAGCGAACCGGGACGAGATGTACGTCAACAAGCGCGCGGAGATGCACTTCTCCGCCGCCGACTGGTTCCGGCAGCGCGACTGCTCGATCCCGTACGACGAGCAGCTCATCGAGGAAATGCTGACGGTTCGCAAGATCAACTCCGACCAGGGCAACCGGATGCGGTTGCTGGCGGAACCGAAGGACGAGATCAAGAAGCGCATCCTGCGGTCCCCTGATCGTCTCGACGCCTTCAACCTGACGTTCTGCGCGCGCTACCGCGAGCGGGACTCGGGCTACCTCGACGCGAAAATGGCCGTCGTGCGGCAGAAGCGCCGCGAGCGGGCTGACTCTGGGACGTGGATGTCGGCGATATGAAGGTCGAGAACCCTGACGGCTACAAAGGGCTGAAGAAGCGCGAGGAGACCATCGTCAAGTGGCGCTCTGAGTTCGAGACGTACGCCGCTGACATCCAGCACCCGAAGATGCGCGAGGACATGCGCTACGTCCACGGCGACCACTGGGCTGCCGAGGACAAGGCGAAGATGGCAGAGACGAAGCGGCCGATGGTCGTCTTCAACCGGGTCGCGGCGCTGGTGGACGCCACCTACGGCGCGATGATCTTCAACCAGATGGGGATCTCGTACGTTCAGCGGGTCGCCACGCCAGCCGGCGGCCAGATCTCCAAGCACGAACTGCTGTCGTCAGCGGCGGCCTACTTCCGCGCGCTGCCGCACTGGAACGCCGAAGCCGAAGACCGCGACATGTTCAAGGACATGCTCACGTGCGGCATCGGCGCCCAGGAGATGATCGTCGATAACGAGGTCACCGGCGACGACGAGATCGTCGCCCGCCGCCTCGATCCGTTTTCGGTCGGCTGGGACACGCGGGCGAAGCGGGTCGGCCTGATGGACCGCCGCTGGCACTTCCGCAAGACGCGTCTGTCCGAGGACGAGTTCAAGGACGAGTTCGGCTCGCTGCCGGAGGGCTCGCAGCCGGGCTCACGGCTCATGGCCGACACGCCCGGCGACAAGTCTGAAGACCCCTACGAGGTCTACATCTTCGAGTGGTACGAGACGGAGAGGTTCCACCGCGTCACCCTGCTCGACGCGGATGGCCTTCCGGCAGCGACGTCATTCGACGCGGTGCCGGCCGACCTCAAGGGGATGACCGAGGGTGTGCATTTCGAGTACGACCCGCCGGGCGACAAGACGCCGCGCCGCCGCCGGGCTTACTGGCGGGCGCACGTCCATGGCGACAGCATCCTGCGCATCCGCAAGCTCGTGTGCTGGGCTGTTACCTTCGCCACCGGCAAGCGGGACGACACGGACGGCTCGTGGTACGGCATGGTCCGCAACGCCAAGGACCCCCAGGACTGGGCGAACAAGTTCCTGTCGCTGGTGATCTACATCATCGCCACGAGCGGCAAGGGGATCATGGCGGAGGACGGCGTGTTCCCGCCCGACGCCGACTTCGAGAAGGACTGGGCCAACCCGGCGAAGCCCTCGATTGTCGCTGCCGGAGCCATCTCCGGCAACAGGATCGCCCCGAAGCAGCAGTCGGCCTTGCCGCCGAACTTGAGCGACCTCCTGGCCTTCGCGACTTCGGCTGTGCGCGAGGTCGTCGGCGTCTCGCTGGAGACCGTCGCCGCCCAGATGAACGACCAGAGCGGCGTCGTCGAGGAGAGCCGGAAGAACGCGGCCATGGCAGTGGTGGCATGGGCGTTCGCCAGCCTGCGCGACTTCTACCGCCAGCAGGGGCACTGCCTGCTGAAGTACATGACCTCCTACATCCCGCAGGGCCGCCTCATCCGCACCCTTGGGGCGGCCGGAGAGGGGCAGCAGTTCTTGCCGCTGACCTACGAGGACGCGGTCTACGAGGTCGAGGTGGACGAGGTACCCAACTCGCCGAACAAGAAGGCAGAGAGCCATCGGGTGCTAACCGCCTTCGCGCCAATCCTGATGCAGCCCGACATGCCGCCGCCGGTGAAGCTCCAGTACGTCGTCGAGATGCTGAACTCGTCGAGCCTGTCGAGCGACGCTGTGCGCCGCATCGAGGCCGCCGGCAACCAGCCGAACCCGGCCGCCGAGCAGGCCCAGCAGATCCAGCTACAGACGGCCATGGCGCAACTCCAGGAGCTTGCCGCCAAGGTCGAGGAACTCCAGTCGCAGGCCGAACTCAACCGGGCCAAGGCGCAGGAGATCGGCGGCAGCGTCGAGCGCCGCGCCATCGAGTCGGCCATCGACATTGATGAGCGGCAGCAGACGGCGAACCTGAAGCTGGAGACCGCGCACGAGATGGCCGGCATCAAGCGAGAGGAGGCGGCGACGAAGAAGGACGTTGCTGAGCACGGCCTGATGATGAAGCTGCTGACGCCCCCGAAACAGGAGACGAGCAAGAGCGATGGAGACTGACGCCCCCGAGATCGTGCTGACGACCGGCGACGAGCCCGAGCTTCAGCCAGAGCCGCCGCCGGCATCGGCAGAGCCGGAGCCGGAGGCGCCGGCAGAGCCGGAGCCCCAGGCGTCGCCGCCCCGGGCGAAGCGGGAGGAGCACATGGTGCCCCTCTCCGTCGTCGAGGAGTTGCGCGCCGACCGGCGCTCGCTGACCGGCGCGGTGCAGCAGATCGCCCAACTCGTCCAGGCCATTGCTCCGGCGTCGACGCCCAGCCAGCCCGATCCAGGCCCCATGCCGCCGCCGCAGGACCCTGACAAGCTGGGCGAGTGGATCGTCGACAGCCTGGAGCGGTCGCTCAAGTTCCAGCAGGAGTACCAGCAGGAGCGGCAGCGCATCCAGGCATCCCAGGAGCAGGAGCGCGTGTTCGCGCAGATCCGGGGGCATCTGGAGCCGAAGTACAACGCCTTCGCCGCCCAGAACCCCGACTTCTGGGACGCGGCGAAGGCCCTCGGCGCGGAGATCAAGAAGGCTCGGATGGAGGAGGGCTACTCCGAGCAGGAAGCCATCCAGCACGTCAACGACATCGAGCTTCGCATCGCGGCCCAAGCCGAGCAGCGCGGCGAGGACCCGGCCTTGGCGATCTACCGGATGTCGCAGAAGAAGGCGAAGTTCGTGCCGGCGTCCGTGCGCGCGCAGCGCGAGGAGGAGGCGAAGAAGCGCGCCGCCGCAGAGGCGACCGGGCGCGGGCTCGGCGGCGACGGCTCCCCGGTTGGCGACGGCCGGCGGGCGCTCATCGAGGCGTTCGCCAAGGCCCCGATGGGGTCGCCGGAGCGCGAGAAGATCGGGAAGAAGTTGCTGACGCCGTAGCCCTTGACGGCGTGTGCCATTTATGGCACAGGTGATGCGTCATGGTCATAGCTTCTCCGGGCGCCGGGCCTCGGTTCGGCGCCCACCTCCGCTGACGACGAGCGATTATCGTCGGGGCCGCAAGGCATCGTGACGGCGTCGAACGCCGGGTTTCGGTCAGGCCCCCAACCGTGAACTGGGGCGTCTCACAGTTGGAACCCGGATCATGCCCGCACTCACCTTCCCAGACAACGACCCGCTCCTGCGCAAGCAGTGGGTGGCCGAGACCGATTACGTCGCCGAGCAGAAGATGGTGGCCGCCCGCTACTTCGGCTCCGGCGGCGACGCCGCCTTCCGCATCCGCGACAACCTGAACAAGGGCTACGGCCGCGAGGTCGTCTGGTCTGCCGCCTTCCCGCTGGTCGGCAAGGGCACCGTTGGCCTGGAGCGCCTGAAGGACAAGGAGGAGCAGCCGACGCTGCGCTCCGACTCCATGCGCATCGACATGTCGCGCCACGCCGTCCCGGTCGGCACCAAGATCGACGCACAACTTGCGCCGACCAACCTCCGCAAAATCGGCCGCGACGGCCTCGGCTCGTGGAAGGCCAAGCAGGTTGACAAGGCGTGCGCCAACCACCTCTGCGGCTACACGGTTGCGAACACCGACACGTCGGACCTCGGCTCCACGCAGCGCGGCCACAACACCATCGTGGCCCCGGCCGCAAGCCGGCACATCCGGGCCGGCGGCATCGCCACCGACGAACTGGTGGCCGCCGACAGCACCGCGAAGATCACCCTTGAGTTGATCGACATCTGTAAAGAGCGGGCCATGCTGGAGACCTCGACGGAGTGGCCCATCGAGCCGCTCTCCGGCGGCAAGCACATCATGTTCATCCACCCGTCGCAGTTCACCGACCTCCGGCGCAACGAGGAGTGGCAGGCCATCCAGTTGGCGGCTCTGGCCGGCAAGAACGAGGGCAACCCGCTCTACAAGTACGCGCTCGGCGAATACAATGACACCATCCTCGTCCCCTGGGCTTACATCACCCCCGGCGTCAACTCGACCACCGGCGTTGCCGTATCGAACACCCGCCGCGCTGTTTTCTGCGGTGCCGAGGCTCTCTCCATCGCCTGGGGCCGCAACTACGACGGCGGGTCTGGCGACTGGACGGAGGACAAGGACGACTACGGGATGCACATGTACGTCGCCTATGACCTCATGTGGGGCGTAAAGGCGAACATGTACAACTCCACCGACTACGCGAAGATCGTGGTCACCACCTACAGCGCGACCCACTAGGAGGGCCTGAGCATGGCAACCAACGTAGCTGGCGCTCGCGGCTGGGGCGCCCACCGCATCGACCCCGTGACGGTCGAGAAGACCGTTAGCTTCAACACATCCGGCATCGGCGCTGGCGTGTTCTGGTTCCGCATTCCAGCGCGGGCGCAGATCACGTCCTGCCTCGTCAACGTCGAGACGGCGTTCAACGCGGGCACCACGAACGTGCTCACGATTGGCTACGGCGCCTCGCTGAACGAGATCGTGGCGGCCGGGGACGTGGACGAAAGCTCGGCCACCGCGCAGTCGGTGACGACCGGCAACAGCCTGGAGTTCTCGGAGGAGAAGGACGTCTACGTCAAGTACGCCCAGACTGGCACGGCGGCGACCGCCGGCAAGGCGCGCATCGTCCTCTCGTACACCGTGGGCGAGGGTATCTAGGTGCCCGCCACCATCAAGCGCGGATGGTGGAAGTTCCCGCTCTATCGGTGGCTGTTTTGGCGGCGGGATAGGGCCGCCGCCACCGCGGTCACCGAGACGGCGACGGTCGCGTTCAACACCGAGGGCATCGCGGACGGCGTCTTCTGGTTTCGGATGCCGTCCCGCGCGACCGTGACGGAGTTCATCTGCGACGTCACGACCGCGTTCAACGCCGGGACCACGAACGTGCTGACGGTCGAAGCGCGCGGATCGTCGACGACGGAGTTTGCTGCCGCCGGCGACATCGACGAGTCGTCGGAGACGGAGCAGACGCTCACCAATCCTGCGGTCATCGCCCAGGACCTCGACATCTACATCAAGTACGCCCAGACGGGAGACGCGGCCGACGCCGGAGAGGCAGAGTTCTCTCTGACGTACACCCCGTACTACTGATGCCGAACTTCCTTCGGTTGCAGGACGTCGTTGCTTCGGAGACGCGGTTCGTCAATCGCATTTCTGACTTGCAGCCGGAGGAGGGCGAGCAGATCCGCCTCCACATCAACGAGGCGATCCGGGCGCATCAGAAGGACCACTTCTGGTTCAACCAGCAGCTCTGGGAGCGTGCGACCGAGACGAACAAGGAGTTCTACGCCCTCCCCGCCGACTACGTCGCCGGCCTCACGGTCAGCATCGCGGACTATCCCCGGTCGAAGCTCATCAGCAAGGCGAACGACACCATCGAGGGTTGGGTGCCGGCGGCGCAGAACGGCCGGCCGCAGTTCTACGCGCTCTTCGCCAACCAGTACCGGCTCTATCCGATCCCGGATGCCGTCTATCAGCTTCGCCTCTGGGGCATCCGCTCGTTCGACGACCTCGTCGGCGACACCGACGAGAACCCGTGGACGAACGAGGCGTTCGAGTTGATCCGGGAGGCGGCGAAGGAGCGCGTCTTCTACAGCGTTCTGCATGACGTGGAGAAGGCGGGGATCGCCGGGCAGGCGGCGGCAACGCGTCGGGCCGGGCTGATCCGCGAGACCATCCTGCGCCAGCCGAGACAGGAGATAGAGCCATTCCTGTAGTCCCCTTCGGAGAGTGGCTCCCCGACCTCGCGGCCTACGGCAGCGGGGGCATGGTGGACGTGCGCAACGCCATCGCTGCGGCCGGCGGCGGAGGCTACATCCCGTTCCCGTCCCCCATCAACGCCGATGCCGATCTACCGGGCGAGCCGCTCGGCGGCATCACTGCCGAGGTGGCCGGCGGCTTCACCTACACCTACCGGGGCACGCGCACGCGCATCTACGCGCGCACTGGCGGCGGCTGGGCCGACGTGTCGAAGGCCGGCGGGTACTCGCTCGCCCCCGGCGACCGCTGGGAGATGGTCCAATACGGAGACCGCATCATCGCGTGCTGCGGGTCCTCGGCGCCGCTCCAGGTCATGGACGTGGGCGGCGCCAACTTCGCCGATCTCGCCACCTCGAGCCGCAGGCCGCGCGCCAAGCGCATCGGCCTCGTCAACGGCTGGCCGGTGCTCGGGCACACCTTCGACGATCAGGACGGAGAGAAGCCGAGCCGGCTGTGGTGGCCCCGCCTGATTGCGGTGCCGGACATCGCCGACTGGGACCCGAACCTCAACACGTTCGCCAACTACACGGCCTCGCTGCCACAGGCGAGCGACGGCGACATCATGGCGATCATCGCTCGCGAGGTGGGGATCATCATCTGCGAGGCAGCGATCCACCGGATGCGCTTCGTCGGCACCGCCGACCGCATCTTCGAGTTCGACCGCATCGCCCACAATCGCGGTGCCATCTGCCCGGGCTCCGTCATCGACGATGGCCGCATGGTCTACTTCTGGGACACGGACGGCCCCTACGTCACGGACGGCAACGACGTAGCGCCGATTGGGCACGGCAAGGTCGCCTCGACGATCATGTCGCGCCTGAACACCAGCGCGCTCGACACCATCGTTTCCGCCGTCGTCCCCGAGATGGCCGTCGTCCTCTGGGCCATGCCGCTCGACGGCGCAAGCTCGCCGAACACGCTGATCGCCTACGCCATCAACGAGAAGCGGTTCTCGCCCGTCGAGGTCGAGTTCTCCGACCTCTGCGAGACGACGCTGCCGGGCATCAGCTTCGACGACGAGCCGTGGGCCAGCCGGTCCATGGACGACGAGCCCTGGAGCGGCTACGCCTTCGACGGCCCGAACGCCATCGGCGGCGGCGAGAACGTTCGGATGCTGACCGGAATCACCCGCGAGGGCGGCGTCTTCTACCTCTCCGGGGCCGGGCTGCCGGCGCTCCTCGAAACCGAGGAGGTCGCCCCGAACGAGCCGTTCGTCACCGAGATCACCGAGGCCCGCCCGGTCATCGACGCGGGCGTCGGCATCACCGTCGCCATCGGCACGCGGATGAGCGTTGCCGACCCCGTGGTGTGGGGGCCGGATGTGCCGCTGAACCGCATCGGCTACGCGCCGGTGCGCGCACGCGGCATCTACGTGCGCGGGCGCATCCGCGTGCCCGGAGGTTTCCGGCAGGCCATCGGCCTGAACCTCGTTCCAATGCGGGGAGGCCGGGCATGAGCCGCGTCGTCGCCCCCGGAGCCACGCAGCGCGAGATCGTCGATGCGCTGAACTCGCTCGCCGCGAAGTTCTCGCACGGCGACGTGGTGCTTGCCGCCGGAACCACGACGACCGTGATCGACCCGCGCATCGGCCCGCAGAGCGCCGTCATTCTGACGCCCCGGTCCTCTGGCGCAGACGCTTCGACGGTTCGGCCTGTGCCGGGCATCGGCCAAGCCGTCTTCGAGCACCTTGAGGCCCAGGCTGGCCAGGAGTTCCGCTATGTCGTTCTCAATCCGTGAGGCCGGGTGATGGGCCTGTTCGGAAGCGCGCCGAAGCCACCGACGCCGCAGGTCATGAAGGAGTGGAAGCCGACCGCGCGGGCGGCCGGCGCCCTCTCCACGAGCGTCCTGAACACGCCCATCGGGACGTACGGCGGCGACTGGGTCGCGGACATGACGGGTGGCCAGGGGCAGGCCATCGACGCCATCACGCAGCGGGGCCTTGGGGGGAACCCTCTCCTTGGGCAGTCGCAGGGCTACGCTTCGGACGTGCTCTCGGGGCGCTACCTCGATCAGGAGAACCCCTACCTCCAGAAGTCCGTCGCCCGGATGACCGACATGCTCGGGCGCCAGATCGGCGGCCAGTTCGCGGGCAGCGGCATGGAGGGGTCGCCGGCGCATCTCCAGTACCTGACGGAGGCATTCAGCAGCGCGGCGGCTCCGCTGATGATGCAGAACTACCAGCAGGAGAGGGCGAACCAGAGCCAGATGGCTGGGCTCGCCCCGGATCTGGCGAACGCCGACTTCTTCGGGCTGAACCAGGCCCTCGGCGCACAGCAGCTCCTTCAGGGACAGCGGCAGGCTGAGATCGACGCTGACCGGGCGCGCTACGACGCGCAGCAGACGGAGCGGATGCGCCGGCTCCAGGGCGTCATGGGCGCCGTTGGGCCGCAGCTTCAGCCGCAGACGATGCCCGGAACGCCCGGCAGCACGGGGCTGCTCCCCGGGATGCTCAGTGGCGGAACGAACGGGGCGATGATGGGTGGCGCCGCTGGCGGAGGCTGGGGCGCGGTCGGCGGCGGGCTCCTCGGCGCCCTTGCAGGAGGCTTCGCGAACCGATGAACCCGATGATCCTGATGGCGCTTCTCGGCGGGATGGGCAAGGGTGGCGCTCAGAGCGCGCCGGGCGGAGGGGCTCCCCCGCAAGGCGCACCTCAAGGCCCGCAGGGCGGCGGTGGCGGCATAGATCTCATGGGTGCCCTCGGCGGGGGTATGGGCGGGCAGCCGCAACAGCAGCAGCCGCAGCAAGATCAGCAGCAGCCCATCGCGACCACGCCGATTGCGCCGACGTTCCCAGCGATGACGGGCGGCGGAGCCACGCCGAGCTCCGACCTCATGCAGAGCCCGATCTTCGCCGCCTCTGCCTATAGAGACAGGGGCTTGGGCGCGGTGGCGCCTCACGAGGACGTCCCGCAGGACAGTCTCATGCGCGTCGGACAGCGCGCTCAACAGGGGCCGGCGAGCATGTCCGGGTGGGAGAAGTTCAACGCCTACCTCAAAGGAATGCCGACCGACCAGCGGCTCATGCTCGGCATGAGCGGCCTGGACGGCCTGATGCGCACCCTCAGCGGCAAGCTCTGATGGCGATCTGGGACGGCCAGGGCGGCGGCGACCCGATGAAGATGCTCCTGCTCGCCAGCATGGCGCAGGGGCTGGGGCGGTCGTTGTCCAAGTCCACGAACACGAACTACTACGGCCAGCAGCCGCAGGGCGGCGGGGGCATGGAGGGGATGCTGCCGGAGATGATGCGAATGCAGCAGCTCCAGGCGCAGATGGCCAACCAGAACGCCGACAACGAGCTCCAGCGCCAGGAGTTGGCACTCAAGCAGCAGCAGTGGCAGACGCAGCAGCAGGACGCGGCGGCCCTGGAGAAGGCGTACGGGCTCCCAGAGGGGGCCATGCGGTCGTTCTCCGAGCAGCTTGGCCCCGGGCTGGCCGACCGGCTGAAGCGGGCGAGCATCAACGGCAGGCTGGTTGACCAGCAAAACGGTGCCGTCATCGGCGAGTTCCCGGAGTACGTCTCGACCGACATCGGGCCGATGAACAAGCTCACCGGCCAGATCGACCCGAACCAAGTGCTGATGCAGTTCGGCCTCAACAAGGCGCGGAGCGCCGCCACGAACGTGAAAGTGTCGCCGACCGCCATCTACGGGGCAACGCAGGGCGCCTTCGATCAGGAGATCTACAAGGAGTCTGGGAAGGCGTACGTCGGCCTCCAGAAGGAGGCGGAGGCCGCGCGCAAGATGGCGCAGGACTTCCGCCAGATCGACGCGCTGCTCGGAGAGACGCCAACCGGCGAAGGGTTCGACCAGTGGCGGCTCAAGTTCGCCAAAGCCGCGCGCGGCCTCGGCATCCCGGTCGATGAGAAGCAGATCGCCACCAAGGAGGCGGCGGAGGGCCTCGTCAACCAGTTTGCCCTCGGCGCCCGCTCTCCTGATGGCCCGCTCGGCGGCCTGCCCGGTGCCACGTCGGACAGGGACATTGAGTTCCTTCGCGCGATCCCGCCCGGCATCGAGCAGACCCCGCAGGGCCGCAAGCTCATGGTCGAGGCGCAGGAGGCGAAGGCCGAGCACCGTTCCAAGCGCGCCGCTGCTGCCCGGGAGTACATCCGGGGCCGCAATGGCGAGGTGGACCCGGTCGAACTGGATGCGTTCAAGGCGGCCTACGACAAGGAACACCCGATCTACGGCGGGTTGGCCGATAAGTGGCAGGGAAGGCTTGGGCAGCCCGCAGCAGCCGGCGGCGCAGACCTGAGCGACGTCGACCCGAGCCTCCACCAGTACTTCACGGGGCCATGAAGTGCCGACGAGGCAGCAGATGATCGACGCATTGGGGAGGGCGCACTCTGCGGGCGACGTGGAGGCCGCGCGCAAGATTGCGGCCATGATCCAGGGCGCCCCGCCGCAGGCTCAGCCTGCTGCCGCGCCTGCCGAGAAGCCAGGGCTCATGGCGAGCATTTCGCAAGCCATGACGGGCAACATCACCTTCGCGAAGGCGATGGCGCAGGGCCTGCCGGGCATCGGCGGCTGGACGGACGAGCTTGCCGCCAAGGCCATCACGGCGCTGCATGGCGGCGACGAGGAGCAGAACCGGCGCGACTACATGGCGCCGGTCGAGGCGATGCCGGCCGGCCGGCGCACAGCGGCAGAACTGGCCGGCGGCGTCGCTGGTGGTGTCGGGCTCGCGGCGGCCCTGCCGGCGACCGTCGCGTCCATCCCCGCCGCGCTGGCGACGGCGACGGGCCTCGGGGCTATCGAAGGCGCTGGGCGGAACCAAGACGACCGGGCCGAGGGCGCCCTCGGCGGCGCTGCCAGCGGGCTTGCTGGCGGCACCTTCGGCCTCGCCGCAGGCCACCTCATCGCCCGTGGCGGGCACGCGCTGGCGAACCAGATCCGCGCGGCCATGGGGAGGCCGCAGAACCCGTTCACCGGCCCGGTCGGGCAGGGCGCGCAGCAGGTGCTCCGCGAGAGCGCGGAGACCGGCGCCCGCGTCAACCCCGGGGCGCCGGCACTGACGGCCGCTCAGCCGCTCGCCGAGCAGCCGCTGATGGAAGCGGCCGGGCGCAGCGTGCTTGCCGGCGGCGGGAAGAACGCCGCCACCCTGGCCGGCGTCGGGAAGCAGATCGTCGAACGTGGGCAGGCTGAGAAGAAGGCGGCCGGCGAGCTTTACCAGAGCGTGCTGGGCATCCCGGCGATGAGCGCGAAGACGCGCGCCACAGATGTTGCGGCGGCGCCAATCGTGTCATCGACGCGCGTGCAGGATCTGCTCGACAACAACAAGCATGTCCAGCGGGCGATGAAGCGCACCGCCGACAACCTCGCGTTCCAGAACATCGCGCCGACGAACCTCGCCCGACTCCAGGCGGTCAAGGCCGACCTCGCGGCAAAGGCCCGCACCCTGGCCAAGAAGAGCAGCGTGCAGAGCGACGGGGTTCGGCAGGCCGCTGACGAGTTGGATCAGGCGCTGGCCGACGCTGTGCCGCACTATCGCGAGGTGACGGAGCGGTACGCCAAGGCCGCCGCCGCTGCCCAGGCAAAGAAGACAGCCGGCGAGGCCATGGGCGGCAAGAAGACGTTCATCCCCATCGAGGACAAGCGGTCGCTCATTCGGATGCTGCACAACCTCGTCAGCGGGTCCGTCCAGGGCGCGATGATCCGTGGAGGCGTCGGCGCGTCCGTCGAGACCTCGGGCGCTCTCATCCGACGCACGCAGGGGAAAATCGCGGAGCGCATCGTCGATATCCTGAAGGAAACCGACCCGGCCAAGATCCAGGCCGCTATCGCGGCGCTGAACAAGGACACAACGGGCCGTCCGCTGCGCCCGGCCCTGGTGTTCCAGGGGCCGAACGCGCTGGCCGCGTGGCAGCGAGAGGAGCAGCAGTAGGTGCCGGAGATCAGAGATTACAGCCCGCTCGCGGCCAGCAACACCGCCACGCCCCCGAACGGCTGGGCCATCGGCACCGTCGCTGGGCTCTACGGCTNNATACGGCGGCATCGTCCGCGAGCTGATGGCGCGGGTGCGCCGCTGGTGGTCGGACATATCTGGCGTCGCCGTCTCGACCGGATCGGGCGGTGCCTACGCGGTGGCGACGGCGCAGTCGAACGCGACGCGGGTGTGCTGGTTCGCCAACCACGCCAACCCAAACGCCGGCCCGACCTTCAACAACGGCACCGGCGACCGCGAGATGATCTACGCGGACGGCGCGACGCTCCCGGCCCAGGCCATCAAGACGGGGCAGCTCGTCGAGGTCGTGTGGGACCCCGCCCGGTCGAAGTGGGCCACGTTCCTCGTTCCAGCGTCGCAGTTTGCGGGCACCGTCACTGGCGCGCAGCTTTCGCTCACCGGCCAGCAGCAGGGCTCGATGGCGGTCTACGGCTCCTCTGGCTGGTACGCCGGGGCGGTCGGTACGCAGCAGCAGTTCTGGCGCGGCGGCTTAAACCCGTCGTGGGCAACGCCGACCGGCCTGCCGGGGCAAGCCAAGCTCGCCTGCCGCGTCGGGGCGAGCGCGACGCTCGCGCAGATCTCGGGCACCGGCTACACGGCGGTTGCCAGCACCTACGGCACCGGGCTCTACCGGCTCGTCTTCACCCCAGAGCTGCCGGCCACCTTCATCCCGCAACTGACCTTCCAGGGGCCGACGCAGAGGATGGTGCACATCGTTTCGGCCGTCGCCGGCCAGATCGAGTTCCGCGTGGCGACGACCATCGTCGTTCCAGGCGGGCAGAACAGCGTGGAGTCGAACACCATCAACAACGGCGTCGGCGGCGCCGCCACGAACCTCGGCGGATCTGACTTCGTGCACGTGGTGATCTTCTGATGCCCGACATCAAGCCCATCACCGGCTACGCGCAGACGGGCGGTTACAACCCCGAGACGGACTACTTCGTCATCGTCAAGGGTGGCGTGAACGGCCCGAACGAGGGGCCGGTGCTGCTGGTCGCATCTGCAGTCCAGGCCGGCACTGGCGACAGCAGCGGTGGGGTCGTCGGCGGCGCGATCACGCGCGTGTTCGGGCGGATCGGCGACATCACCGCCGAGTTCGGCGACTACACGGCAGCCCTGACCTCCTACGACAACGCTTCCAGCGGCCTTAACGCGGCCAACGTCCAGACCGCCATCGACGCTGTCGCGGCGCTCACCGGCAACCTGCCGGCGGCGACCTCCGAAGGCCACTTCCTCGGGCTCAACGGCTCTCTTCTGCCGGAGTGGATGGAGCAGTCCGTCGTCAGCGTCTTCGGCCGGGACGGCGTCGTCGAGCTTCAGGCCGGCGATGTCACTGCCGACCTCGTCACGGACGCCAACGGCTTCGTCATCATGACGGACGCCGAGCGGACGAAGCTTGCGACACTCAACGGCGCCCGTCAGATGCCAGCCGGCGGCACGACTGGGCAGGTCGCGACCAAGGCCAGCGGCGACGACTACGACATCGTCTGGGCGACACCTGAGGCCGGCGGCGGGGGCGGCGGCAGCCTGTCGCAGATCGACCTCCTCGATGGCGCCACGCCGAAGGCGAGCGCGCCGCCGACGTTCAAGTGGGTCGCAGACACCGGCGTCTGGTCATTCTCTCAATCCGGCGCCGACGAATTGCGGCGCAAGTTCCGCTGGCCGGGCGGCGCGGCCACGGTGAAGATCCAGTTCGTCTCCGAAGGCCCGACGACCGGGAACGGTGCGTGGACCGTCGCCGTGATGGCGCTGACGCCCGGCGACGCCGCCGCCATCGCCACCGACAGCTTCGACACGGCGAACACGTCGAACACCGTTGCCGTCCCCGGAACGGCCGGGCACATGGCTGAGGCCAGCATCACCGTTAGCAACACGGATAGCGTCGCCGCAGGCGACTACGTCCGCGTCCAGATCAAGCGTCACACCGGCGTCGCCAGCAACGCCGCCGGCGCGCTGGCGCTGCACACCGCCACGATGCTGTTCGCATGAGCCTGAACCTGCCCACGAGCGCCTACCTGACCGGCACGGCAAATTGGTCGCTGCCGAACGGCGACTGGTGCTTCGCCACGCTCGTGCGCATCGACGACAACGCCGGCTCGCAGAGCCAGTGCTTCATCTCCGCCGGCCCAACGCAGAGCGTTCTGGAGTTCAATCTGGTGGTGCTGGAGGACGGCCGGGCCGCTACGCCAGGGTGCCCGGTGATGCGCGTCGCGGATGGCGCGAGCTTCGTGATCATCACCAGCACGGAGCGGCTCCCGCTCGGGCAGTGGGTCCTCCTCATAGGCCAGCGAGCGTCTGGCGAGAAACAGATCTGGTTCTCGGCGTTCGGAAGCTCGCCGGCGAAGAAGGCGTCGTCGTCAGCGACGGTCGGCGCCTGCGCGTTCGGCACGCCGCTGATGATCGGCAGGCGCTACCTGAACGCCATCGCCGACACCAACGTGCTCGGCCGCATGGCCTACGTGGCCTACGGCGCCTTCTCGCTCTCGCAGGCGGAGATGACCGCGCTCGCGGCCGGCGCCTGCCCGATAGACCTCCGGCAGTGGGACATGTACCTGCCGCTCTTCTCCGCCGGCATCTCGACGCTCAAGGCGCCGGTCGGCGGCCAGACATTCTCCGTCACCGGCTCCCCGGCGACGGACGGCCAACCGATGAGGCTGTGGTGATGGGTGAGGTAATCGAGCTTCGCCGAGAGGAGGAAGGGGGCTCCCTTGTGGGGCCAGCCCTGTGCCTTGGGTGCGGTCACGAGTGGGTTCAGGTCTCGTCGCTGGGCGTCGTTGCTTTCGACTGCCCGGAATGCGGAACTGAGAAAGGCGTATTCGCCGGGCTGAACCGGCGCGGAGAGGACGCATGGATGTGTCACTGCGGGGGGTTCGCAATGTACGTGACGGCAAGCGGCGTCCACTGCCTGCGCTGCGGCGTGACGCAGGTTTTCCCATGACCGGCATCCACCGCGTCGTTCTCTGGACCCTGCTGTGGATGGCCGTGCTGGCCCTGGCGGCGCCGGCCCACGCACGCGTCGAGCTTCCGCAGAAGTTCATCGCGAGCATGGGCTTCGGCAACTGCTCGCCCTTCGTGGACGGCTGCCGGTTCGCGTCGAACCTGAGCGGCGACCCGGAGAACGCGCAGAAGGTGCGCCAGTCCTACTACGAGACGATCAAGGACGGGCACCTCATCGGCATCGAGGCGTTCGTCTTCGACGCCACCAGCAACAGCGCCGGCATGGAGTGGCGCGTCGCCCGGTTCAACGAGGCGATGCGGCAGTACAACGCCGAGAACCCGACGACGAAGAAGTGTCTCGCCGTCATGTACGAGAAGGAGGAGTCGCCGCTCGGCCTGTTCGAGGCTGCCGACACCGGCGGCGGCGCGAGCCCGTACTGCACCCTCGACGGCAAGCCCGTCGTCGGCGTCTGGGGCAATGGCACGTTCGTCAACCCGCTCCCGGGCCTGACCGGCAAGGGACCGTTCGTGATCCTCGGCACGATCTGGAACACGCCCGACAACATGCCGACGAAGGCCAACGTGGACGCCTGGAAGGCGTCGGGGGCCTCGCGCGTGCTGTCCTACTGGTGGGTGAGCGGCAACTTCAACGGCGTCGGCAGCGCCCCGGCCGCGAAGAAGACGTTCGCCGAGTCCACCGGCGCCGAGTTCGTGATGGGCCTCGGCTCGACGCGCGGCACCAACTGCGGTGCCGCCGACGTTTGTGAAGGTGGCAAGTCCGCGAACTACGTCCTGCACGACAACTACGGGTGGATCTCGACGACGCAGGCGTTCACCCGGGCGAAGGAACTCAACGTCCCGGCGATGTACACCATGTCGCACCCGGGCGACTACGGCGAGGGCTCCTACTGGGAGAGCGCCATGGTCTGCGACCCGCGCGACACCGTCCCGCACAACGTCGCCAGCGGCGGCGTCAATCCCGGCTTCACCTGTCCGAACGTGCCGTCGCACATGCGTGGCACGCTCCCGACAGGCGCCCACTAACCCTGCCGACGGGCGCGCACTACAAGAGCTTCGAGACGAAGCTGTTCACCCACCGTGGCCACCACCGCCTCGCGCGGGCGTGGAGCGGCGTGCTGAAGACCGGGCAGGACCCTGACCCGTCGAAGCCGTTCATCGCCTTCCAGTACCGCGAGCACCCGTGGGCGCTCACGGGCGGCGAGATCTGCTCCACCGCCGGCAACACGCTGAGCCCCGTCTCGGCCGGCGGCCAGTTCTGGGGCGACAACATCTACATCACGTCCTACGCCGCAACCGAGATGCGCGTGCGGGTGAAGGTCGGCACGACGGTGCTGGCCACCCTCACGCTGCCGGCCAAGCAGGCGCTGATCAACGGGCCGACCCGCCAGTCCAGCGTTGCCTGGGGCTCTGCGCGCGGCCGTCCGACGTTCGGGGTGCTGGACGGCAACGGCAATGTCGTCGCGAGCAAGGAAGGGGAGGTCGAGTACACCGACACGCCGATCCAGCGGAACGGCAAGGTCGGGCGCAACACCTCCACCTACAGCGACTTCCTCGACGTGCCGGTGTCGAGCGGGCAGCCGGTGGCCACGCTGACGGCGGTCGACGTGTCGGCGGCTGAGGGCAACGTCGGGCAGACGACGCACAAGTACCGCGTCACCCTGAATGCGGCGCAGACGAAGCCGGTCAAGCTGACCTGGGCGGTCACGTCGCAGCAGGCCGACAAGAACGACTTCTGGCATTTCACGCAGGGCGCGGGCAGCGGCCAGTGCGGCGAGGCCGCGCCGGCTATCGCCAAGGCGCAGGGCCTGGAGAAGCTCGCCTTCTGCGACGACTTCTCGACCGACACCGTCGCCCGAGACGCCAACCCGACGCAGGTCAGCAAGAGCGTGCGGGTCGAGGCCCGCGCCATCACCGGCGGCAAGAAGTGGACCACCGAGCGTGCCTCCTATTCATGGGGCGGGACGCCCGACCCGGCGTCGGCCTTCAAGTTCAATAGCGACGGCACGCTGACGGTGCAGCCGACGCGCGGCACCTACAACTGGTTCATGTCCTCGACTTACGACAACCGGGACGGCACGCTCGCCGGGTACTGGCTGAAGAAAAAGTCGAAGTGGTACATGGAGATCCGCTGGAAGTTCGCCCGTGGGACGGCCGCCAGCGACAAGCAGGGCGTTGATCGACAGCCCGGCTTCTGGTCCATGGACACCTGCCACCTCTACGGGTTGCCGGCGCAGTGTCCCGGCCCTAAGCGCGACTATGTCGAGCCTGATGTCTGGGAGTACCCGGTCGATCCGAGCATGGGGCTCCACTACTACGAGGAGCTTGGCGTCCCGCAGCAAGGCCAGCTCTCCTGCGGCGGCTGGGGGCTGACCAGCACCAAGTCGCCGGGCGACAACATCTTCTTCTCTGCCGGCCTGCTTTTCACGGGGGACGAGCAACGGTACACGAAGGACGGGAGCGTCTACTACACGCGCCGGGCGTCGGACCAGTGCTACCTGCCCACGGGCAGCCAGTGGACCGGGCGCAAGGATGCCGGCTTCATCTTCGAGAAGATGTTGCAGGGCGACTACCCGGTCCTGATCGGCTCGAAGAAGGGCGAGATCATCACCATCGACTACGTGCGCGTCTGGGAGGCCGGCGCGCCGAACACCGGCGAGGCCGTGCGCTCCATGCCGGTCGGCGAGGTCACGATCCCGGCCGGCCAGACGGCCGCCGACATCGACGTGCTCATTAACGGCGACACCGCCGTCGAGCCGAACGAACCGTACACGCTGACGGTCACGTCGGCCGACGCGGCGGTCTCCGGGTCGCCGCAGCAGGGCACCATCGTTGATGACGACGGTGCCGGCGGCGCGACCGTTTCCATCGGCGGCGACGCCACCATCGCCAAGGGCGGCGTCGGCAACTTCACCCTGTCGCGCTCCGGCAACCTATCGTCTGGCGACACCGTCCGCTGGGCCGTGCGCCCGGTCGGCGTCGCACCGGCCCGCGAGGACGACTTCCCGCCGGTTCTGAGCGACGACTTCTCCGGCTCCGCGCTCGATAGTGCCCTGTGGTGCGCTGCGGAGGGCGCTGGTGGCGATCCGCACCCGTCTGACCCCAACTGCCCGGCGATCCCTTCCTCGCCTCTCCTGGGGCTCTGGGCGGGGTCGCTCGTGACGGTTGGCAGCGGCAGCCTGTCGCTCGGCATCGACCATGACGCCGGGACGTGGACCGGCGCCCAGATCTACTCGCGCCGGGCGTTCCAGGGCGGCCTGCTGAAGTACAAGATCGACATGCCGGCCGGAAAGGGCGGCGCGGTCAGAGTTTGGCGCCAGCCGGAGACGTTCGCCTACGGCCCTGGCCCGCGGTCCGGCTCGATCACCGATCTCCTCTGGTACGGCAAGACGAGCGCCGACCGGAACAAGGTCTGGCGTTCCGAGATCCAGTACAGCGGCGCCGACGACAGCACGGCGCCGTTCATCGCCAGCTCGCACAACCCAGGCACGGCCTGGGCCGACGCCTTCCGCGAGGCGCAGACGCGCTGGCTGGTCGGCGACGGCTCTGCGCAGTTCGCATTCTCGGTGGCCGGCACCGCCTACTGGCAGCCGTCGAGCGACCAGTGGCCGGCGACGGAGCCATGGTATTACGAGGCCGAAGACGAGCTGGGCGATCCGGTGATCGTCTCCTGGCCCGGCGGCGGCGGCGCGTCGCCCATCGACCGCCCGTTCCGCATCGTGCTGGAGACGGGCGCGGGCGGCGCAGATAGCGCGGCGTGCTCTGGCGAGACCGGGTGCCCGGATGCCGCCGTGCTCGATGGCGCGGCCTCGCTCGTGGACTGGGTGCGCTACTACCAGTACCCGAGCGGCGAAGTCACCTTCTCGCCGGGCCAGAGCGCCGGCAACTTCTCGATCTCGACCGCCGACATCGACGAGCCGGGCAACCGCTCGCTGGAGGTGGTGATCCTCGGGGCCGAGCAGGCCGACATCGGCGTCGGCGTCACGGCCGTGTCGCTAGTGACAGGCGACCCCGGCGTCAGCCACGGCAGCGAAACCTACAACCTCGACTTCGGCAAGGAGGCCGGCGGCTTCACTGACCAATTCGGCACAGTGTGGCAAAATGGCAACAGCTTCGTCACCGGCGGCACCGCGCTGAAGGACACCGAGGCCGGGACCGGCACGGCGACGTGGAAGGTAACGGGGCTGGAGAGCCCGCCGGCCATGACACAGGACCCGCTCATCGTCGAGGATGTCTGCCCGGAGGACCCGGAGTGGCCGACCTACGAGGAGGGCGCCGGGCGCGACATCAAGGTCGTTCTGCCGACCGACCGGGACTGCGAGCCCAACCGCACGGCACTGACGTGCGACGGCGAGGGCGGTGGCCGGCTGATGTCGTACCTGGGCGGAACGGATGGGAACCCGGCCAGGAACATCTGGGTCGTCGGCGGCAAGATCTTCAACAAGTGGGGGCAGGGCAGCAAGGTCTGCCCTAACGGAGAGCGCGAAGACAAGGGCCACGCCGCGCTGTCTCTCCAGTGGTTCACCGGCACCGCCTTCATCGAGGGCGTCCACGTCGATCTCGCGTGCACTTGCGAAGACGTCGTGCGGGTCAACGGCCACAGGCCGAACGCGCGCGTCGTGTTGCAGAACATGCGGGCCGAGGGCTTCGCCCAGTGCAGCCCCGGCACCCACGGAGACCTCCTCCACCCGCAGTCCTCCCGCTTCGGGACGCTCGCGGAGGCCAAGCTGGAGAACGTCGCCGTGCTCCGGGACAATCAGGTCGTCTGGGGGCCGCCCCGGCCGAGCACGGGCCACGGCATTCGCGAGAAGCTGACGCTCGACCACGTCAGCATCGGCAAGCGCGACTGCCCGCAGGCGCCGGGTGACGGCTGGGTCCTGGGCTGGAAGGAGCCCAACAGCAGCCTCGCGCCGACGAACGAGGTGCGGTTCAACAAGGTCTTCATCGACCCCATCAACAACAGCTACGGCACAACGCCACGCTGGTCGTCGTTCGACGGCAACAACTGCGCCGTCTACCCGGCATCGGCGAACGTCAAGTCGGGCCAGTGGTGCCGGCAGTCGGTGGACCCGAACACGTTCGCGCCGCTCGGCCTGATCGGGCGGAACTACGCTCGGGCCAACTTCACTTCCCCCAGCGGGGGCGGGAGCAGCTCCGACGTCAACATCGCCAATGCTCGCGTCGAGCGGCTCGACCAGACGCGCCTCGTCGGCAACACGCTTGCCATCGTCCTGCCGGTCAACACGCAGACCGGAAAGCAGCGGTTCGTCCGCATGGGCTTCTCCGCCCGCGATGAGACGGCCATCGGCCAGCGCGTCTTCGACATATCCGGCGCCGTCACCCGCGCCGGCTTCGACATCTTCTCCGTCGCTGGCGCCCGCGACACCGAGACGGTCATCGAGGCGCCGGTGACGGTGTCCGACGACGGCTACCTGCGGATCTCGCTCACCGGGAAAACCGGGCAGGCGCAGATCAACTGGATGCAGGTTCTGCGGCCAACGGTGTCCGTCAGTCTCGACAAGGCCACCTACAGCGAGGGCGACACGGTCGTCGCCACGTTCACCCGCCAGGGCCCGACCGAGCCGGCGGTGACGATGACCTGGGACGTCCGCGGCCTCGGCGCACAGCCGGCAGACGCGGCCGACTTCGGCGGCACGCTGCCGACCGGAACGGCGACGTTCGCCAAGGGCGCAACCTCTGCGGTGCAGACGTTCGTCATCGCGGCCGACGCCAGGGCTGAGCCGCAGGAGGGCTTCCGCATCGTTCTCGCTGGCGGCTCCGGGGCAGACATCTTCCCCGGCCGCGGTTCCGCCGAGGCGCTGATCGCTGCCAGCGCCGACACGGACGGCGATGGCGACGGCGGCGACACGGGAGGCGGAGGTGGCGGAGGTGGCGGCAGCGACCCCGTGTGCTACCCGGAAGGGGCGCTGCGCAAGAATGTGAGCATGACCAGCCAGCAAGTCTCGTTCCTGCGCAAGGCGTTCTTCGCCGGGCGCAACGAGGGCTGGTCGGCGGGAGACAAGGCCAAGTACGACGCCATCCCGCGCAAGGTCATGCGGGCGCTCGATACGAGCTGCACGAAGGCCGACGTGTGCATCCCCTCGGCCATCGGCGGGGCCTGCGTCGATCCCAAGGGGCTCCAGGCCGACACGGCCACGACGGCCGTCTCCTCGGCGGTGCGCGTGTCCACGGTCGGGCGGTTCCCCGACCTCGATCCGAGGGCGAGGGCGCGTGACACCTTCACCTACAACCTCTGCGACCAAGCCGCGCCGGCAACCTGCGTGCCGGTGGTGGTCGAGCTTAACGTGACAGGAGTGCGGTGATGCCCATCGTCATTGCTGACGGAGGCGGAGGAGGCGTCGCGGGCGTTTCGTCCTTCAACGCCCGTACCGGCGCCAGCACGTTCACGCTGGCTGGCGTGGTTCTGTTCATGGATAGGGAAGGGTAGACGTTCGTGATGCCATTTATTACTGGAATGATCACTGGCGTTAGCGCCGGCCAAGTTGGGGGACAACGCGGCGCTGGCGAGCCTCACCGCCCTGGCCAACCTGGGCCTGATCACAGACAGCAGCAGCTAGTAGGAGAAGAANNTCGTTGACGGCGGGCTGTCCGCGTCTGGCACCATCGACGCCGCCGACGAGACGGTCGAGTTCACCGTGCCCGGTGCGGACGGTGACCGGGCCTGGATCTCATGGCACTGGGCGCGGACAGGATCCGGGACATCCATCCTGACGTTCCAGTTCAAGCCGGGCGCGACGTGGCGCGACCTCTACCGTTCGGACGGCGGCATCAACAGCATCGTCCTGCCGAACTCGACCGACAGCTACCTCGCCCGGTGCGCGATGAGCTACCGCTTCATCAGCAAGGCAGCTGACTTCGCCGACAACTCCTTCGCCATCGAGGTGTCCTGAGATGTTCTTCCCGCAATTCGGAGCCCGCCCGTACCAGTCGCAGGGCGGGCAGNNCAACGCCCGCACCGGCGTCGTCGTGCCGGCGCTCGGAGACTACAACGCCGGCCAAGTTACCGAAACCGCCGACCGCCTGTTCATGACGGCGGCGGAACGGGTGCGGGTAAGTGGCGTGAGCCGATCTCTGGCTGATTTCGGGGCGGTCGGCAACGGCGTCGCCGACGACACTGGCGCAATACTCGATGCCTGCGAAACCGTTGGCGCAGAGGGCGGGACGCTCATCATCCCGCCGAAAACATATCGCTTCAGTACCATCGACTTCAATGTTGCGACAGGCAAGACGTTTGCCTTAGTCGGGCACGGCGCAACGCTTCTTTCCACCTATGATGGGCAGACAGGCGGCAAGCGAACGTTCTGCGCGCGGGGCGAAGCCGGAGCGATCATCCGCATGGTCGGATTCACCCTGGATCACGTGGCCCCGCCAGACTACATGGACGGCAACGGCGTTGGCGACACGTCCGCTCTCGATGTCCGCTCTGCCGTGTCCAACACGCCGATGCTGCTCTCTGACTTCGATGGCGTCACCATCGCAAGTTCTTGGTGGGGCGGCATCCGCCCATATCTTGCTCACTATACGAAAATCAGCAACTGCCGAGTCAATAATTGCCGGGGCAGTGGGCTTTTCGTTGGCGCATTCAAACTGTTTATTGCTAGTGATAATATTGTGTCTAATACGTCGGATGATGGAATTTACGCTGGTCATACTATCAACATGGGCCCCGCCGGGGCGGCCATTATCTCGAAAAACTACGTGTCCTCGGTCGGAGCTAAGGGTGTCGCCACGGGCGGGCATAAATCGGTCATCCTGTCTAACAACACCATCGCAATAACAAAGGCACACGGACTAGCCGTCCACTCTGGCACCGTTACCGCGGACTACTTGTCAACGGTGCAAGCTGCGCGCGTCGAAGGGAACATTGTTATTGATGCAGGGCAGGACGGAACTGTCTCCGGCGCGAGGAGCGGAATCCATATACGCGCCCCTCAGGAGGCGCTACCAGCGATTGTGCAAATTCACGGAAACAGCATAATAAACGCGAGAGAACGCGGGATACTCTCAAGCGGCGGAGAGTCGCTCGATATAAGCTCAAACTACATAACTGCAACACAACCAGCAATACGGTGCGGAGTCGATGGTATAACCCACGGTGTTGTGCGAGTTCACAACAACACGCTTGTAACGCAAGGTGCGTTCTGCGTTGAGCTAGTGGATGTTGCAAATTTTGCAGAAGACGATAATAGGATTTATGGGTATACAACTACAGCATTTTACCTGAATGGGTGCACTGGCCCGCGCCTTGGCTCGACCGAGCTATCATTGCCAAGAAGCGTTTATACCAATATCAACTCTACGGGCATCAGTTACACTCGGACGGGTCCTTTTTCAGGGTTCAACGCCAGCGTCGCCGCCGAAGACACAAGCGACCCGCCCCGAAGGACGGTGCGTCCCAACGGCACAGAGGGACACCTCGTCATCGATCTTGCGGGCGTCATTAATCTTAGTGGCACAATAAGTGACGGGATATACATCGGCAATCTCGGAATCGTTCCAGAGCAGACGCAGTATGTGCCGGTAAGTGTTTACAACGGGACCCTTCACACAATAGCCACATTGCAGGTACGAAACAATAATAACGGGGAAGTTCGTCTATACGGGCATACGTCCACTAACATACAGAAAATTTACCTTAACGGCGCGACCATTCGGCTGACGACGCCGAGCTAGTCCCTTCTGCCGCGCCCGCTGATGGCTAGCCACTGCCTCGCCGGGGCATCGGCGCCAGTGCGGGGCGCCTCGCCTCTCAGCGGCCTCCTGGCGGCGATACGGAGGGCATCCTCGCGCGACATCTCCACAACCTCGCGGTGCGCGAGCCGGTCGGCGATCCAGCCGACCAGCCACGCCACGCAGAACAGGAACCCGACGACGCCGACCGTGCTTGCGAGGGTGTAGACGGTCATCGTTTCGGCCCCACTAAGATCGACGGCGGGCGCGGCATGGTTTCGCCGGTCGACCGCCACAGGTGCAGGCAATGCGGGTGGTGGTTGACGTACTCGCTGGCCGGCGGGTGGAACTGCACGACGGTGTCCTCCTCGTCCCAGAACACGGACTTGATGAAGCACATCTGCTTCCACGATGGCGTCCGGTTCGGGAGGGAGACGCTAACGTGCTCCCAGCCGAGGCCATCCGACGCGATAACGCGGAGCATGTAGCTCTCGTGCGGCACGACGAACGCGCCGCAGGTCTCCCATGCCGGGCCGTCGATGCGATACTTCTCTGGCACCCGGAACGTCATCTGGTTGCCCTCCAGAGCGAGATGGCGGCCAAGGCGAGCAGGGTCGCCCCGACGGCGCCCTGCGTCATGGCCAGGATGGCGATGGCCCATGCCGGAAGCACCTGAGAGTCCAAGGCGAGCCCCGCCGACCAGACCCATCCCATCGCCGCGCCTCCTTTGACGGCCAAGTCGGCCCAGGCGTCCGTCATCGCCTCTTATCCTCCGCCGGCTCGTACGTTGGGCAATCCAGGAAGACAAGCGTCTTCGGACGCCGCTCGATGAACCCGCCCGTCGGCGGGTCATCCCGATAAGAGAACGGGTACGACCGGCTCCGCGGCAAAACGCCGACCCAGGTGCATCTCCCCTGACCGCTCGGGTGCAGCCTGCCGGCGTCGGTACGGACCCACTCAGCGAAGCGGCAGGTGAGGCACTTGTGCTCGACCGTGGGCGTCATCGCCGAGCCTCCGGCGGGTTTCTGACCAGCGTTGCGGCGCCCTCGCACAGATAGTCCGTACCGCTCTCCCCAGTAATGATGAAGGTCCCGTCTGGCCGAACCTCGGAGATCCACCCCTGCCTCGCATCCGTCTTCCCGAACAGCTTCGCCGTGACAAAATCGCCGACCTTCATCGCCCGCCTCCGATCTGGTCGTAGATCTCCTTGCGCCGCCGCTCGTACTCCTGCCAGTGCGGGCAGCGCTCTCGCATGACGGCGGCCTCGAACCGGGCCTCGCCGGCAATGTCCAGCGCGCGGTTCGTCGCCACGAAGTCCTCGATGTCACGCTTGCTCAGCATTCCTTCTCTCCACCGCACCTGATGCAGACGTTGAGGTCGTGCGCGCACTTGGCGCACAGCTTGTTCGTGGCGGTGCTGCTGTAGGTGACGGTGGTCCCGCACGCCACGCAGTCGGCGTCTGTCATGGCCGCCCCGGCGATCCGGCCTCGCCCGAGGTACCAGCAAGCCTTGCACTCTCCCTCAGACAGGCGCCGCAACCTGTCGCTGTCGCCGGCAAGGTCGGCGGCCCGTTGCGCGTAGTCGTGCAAAGCCCTCTGGTTGCGGCTGGTCTGGCGCCTGCGGTCGCTGTCGTCATACCTACGCTTGCTCAACATCCACGATCTCCCCGTACCCGACGGTCATGATGTTCGTCTCCGCGGCCGGCAGCGTCACGCCCTCCTTGAGGCGCTCCACGCCGGCCTTCGTGATCCCGTAGCCGGCGCCGGCCATCTCGCCGTCTTCCGTCCATAAACCCCGCATGTACTCCGCCAGCCCCTTCCTGGCGAGCGAACGGCACGCCCGCCGGATGCGCGCCCTGTCCCAGTCGAGCCCGTAGATCTCCAGCGCCTGCGCGATGCCAGCGAAGCTGCGGTACTCCTCGGAGGGGCGCGTCCCCTGGCCAAGGGCGATGAGCGCCGCCTGCTCGTCTTGCGTCAGCCGCACCGTCATGGCCCATACCTCACGTTTGCCCGCTCCAGCAGCCGGTCCAGCCGGGCGCTGCTGAGCGGCCTGTTGATGACGATGTGCTGGGCGCGCTTGGCGGGGCGGAGGGTGATGAGCGCGCTCTCTGCGCGCTGCTGCTGCACGCGCAGGGAGACGCACTTGCCGCACTGCGCCCGCCGCCCGCTCCGCATCCTCCGGTCTCTGGGGAACATCGCGACGGGCTTCTTCTCGCCGCACTTCGTGCAGACGCGGGTGCTGGGATCTTCTGGCACGCGCGCTGCCTCAGCCGCCGCGATGGCGGCGAGGAGGGCTGGCACGTAGCAGCTCGGGATCGGGCGCTGGCCCGTCACCCACCGCGTGAAGTTCCTCTGGCTGACGCCGGCCGCGTCGGCAAGCTGGTGCTGGAACAGCCCTGCGCGCGCCAGCCCTGCGCGCAGTTCGTCGGCGGTCATCATCCCTCCAGTCCCGCCGGCAGCGCCAGTGTCTTGCGTCGCGCCGCCTCGTCCAGCACCTTGACCGCCGCCGCCGGCAGCCGCATCCCCTCGACCGAGTACAGCGCCCGGTCGACCGCCTCGTGGCTGCCCGCCGCCTCGATCTGTTCGACCACCTTGGCCACGACCTCGCCGCTCCGCGAGAACGTCACCGCGTCGTAAGCCGCGTCCAGCATCTCGTTGGCGACAGCGACCGCGTCGAGCAGCTTCCGCTCGACGTCCGTCTCCAGCCAGATCCGGCGCAACCAGCCCTGGAGCGCCACCGGCCGTAGCCCGGGCACGTAGTAGTAGAGGTCGCACCACGGCTCGTCGGCCGCGATGCACTGGGCCACGCACTGCCAGTAGTAGTCGTTCGGCGGCGCCCCGACCTCGGCCTCGACCAGCTTGCCGTCCTCGCCGCGCTTGCGCTTCGCCTTCTCCCGCAGCAGGTGGCCGAACCGCTCTCCGAGAGCAGTCTTCACGATGGGCGCCTTGCACTCGACCAGCCCGCCGGAGACGACGAGGTAGTCGGGTGTTGCGAGGAACCCCGGCCCCTCCATGAGGTGCCCGATGACCAGCTTCTCGCCGGTCTCCTCCTCGTAGGCCGCCCCGGCCTCGGGCTCCAGGGCGATGCCGTCCTCCATGGGCCCGGACAGTCCCTTGCCGACCATGTCCCGCTCGACCCGCTCGGTGAGCTTCTCCAGCAGGTAGGTCGCCCGGGCGGCGTCGCCCGTCATGATGCGGTGGATCTCGCTGGCGGTGATGCGGCCCAGCCGGGCCTGCGTCCACGCCGGGTTCAGCGTGCCGTCCGGCAGCCGCTGGTAGATCTTCTGCTCAGGCATTGCCGCCTCCGCCCAAATTGATGCCGGCCGGGATGTAGAACAGCGAGTACGGATCGAGCCGGTAGCCCGGCGGGACGTCCCGGCCGAGCAGGACCTCGTCCAGCCCGATCCCCCCAGCCGCCCGGGCCATCAGCCCCTGCGCCTCGATGTTGCTGAGCACCTCGCGGACGAACTTCTGGTCAGGGAGGCCGTCAAGGGCGTCTCTCATGCCTTGGCCTCCTCGATTTCCCAGCAGCCCTCAACGTTGACGAGGAAGTCGATGCTGACGTCGTCCTCACAGTGCCCGCGCGGGTCCCTATCAATCGTCCCGACGAGCAGGACGCGCACTGGGCCAGCCACCGCGCGGGCGGACAGCTTCTTGCGCCCCTTCTTGACGTCGATGCGGGCGTAGCCGGCATCCAGTTCCTTCATGCCTTGCTCTCCTGCTTAGCCTCGGCGAGCTCCTCTCCGCGCAGATCGAACGCCTCGCGGTGATGGACGCAGAGGTGGTCCGGGAAGTCCGCGTCTGATGGGCAGCCCGGCCACGCGCACGCCTGCCGACCGACCCACGATTCGTCGTAGATGATCATGCCTTGCCCTCCTGCTTGGGCGGGCGGATGCCGGCCCGGATCTTCTCCTCCACCTCGGGGCGCGGCGGCGCGTCGCCGAGCAGCTCCAGCGTCCGCCATTCCAGCGCGATGAGGATGCGCTTGTAGGCGTCGCGGTCCTTCAGCGCCTTGGCCGCGTCGAGGCCGCGCTGCGACACCTCGCCCAGGCTCTCCTCGGCCGCCTCCATGATCGCGTTGATCGCCGCCTCGACCGCGAGATCCGACATCACCTCGCCGGTCGGGTTCTCGATCTGCTTCGGCTGCTCGGCCGCGACCTTCTGCGTGGTCCACGTCGGCAGCGCGCCCTCCGCCCGCTCGCCGTCACTGAACTCGACGGCCGGCATCTCCTCGTCGGCACGCAGGCCAGACAGATCCATAGGGAACGCCTTGCGCAACGCCAGCGCCTCGGCACACTTGCCGAGCATGAGGTACGGCATCCGCCCCCACAACCCGAGAAGCTGGCCGTCGCCCTTGGCCTGAACGTACTCTTTCCACCGGGCCGACGCCGTGAACGGCGCCCGCAGGCCGCCGACAAGCCGGTAGACCGTGACCGTTGCCTTGTTCGGGTGCGGCCCCGTCTCGGCGTCGTAGACCGCATCGTCGATGCCGGCCAGCGTCCCGGTGCGCTCGGCGATGGCCCTGTAGCCGTCGACGGCAACCTGGATGGTGCCGACCTCGACCCACTGCCCGGACGCCTTGTCCCGCACCTTGCGCTTGACGAAGTGGATCTGCTTCGTGAACGGGTCGAGCCCGCTCTGCCGGGCGACCGCCATGAAAAGCGCGAGCTCGTCGTCGGTCGCGCCCTTGGCGACCGTGCGCTTGATCAGCTCGATCTGGTCCGGCGTGTAGGCCACTGGCGCGCGATGGGGTTCGTACGGCGCAAGCGCCGTCTCCCCGTCCTTCACGACCACGACGCCCTTCTGCTCGGTCATTTGCCGACCTCCTTCATTGCGGTGTCCGAGGCGGAGGCCAGTCCCTGCGCGATCCGGCGCACCACGCCGTCGATACGCCCGTGCGTCCGCTGGTCCCGGATGCGGGCGTTCTGCGCTTCTTCTTGCAGCGCCTTGATCTCAGCCTCGGCGTCATCCATGCGCGCCAGCAGCATGTCGGCGTCCTCTTCGGTGAATGCGGGCTTCGCCCCGTCGAACGGGGTCCAGTCCTCGGGCGGCCGCAGGTCGAGCGCTATGCTCGGGCTTCCGCGCTCGCCGCTCGGGCACTCCGCCGGCTCGTCCTCGACCGGCCGCAGCAGGTCCTGCTCGATCAGGACGCGGATGCTGTTGGCCCGCCGCCGCAGCTCGCTCTCGTCGCAAAACGCGCCCGACAGCGCCCGCAGCTCCCGCTCCCACCGCGGCATCTCGCTACCCTCTCCAGACATAGTCGCCCTCCGCATATGCGAACCCGTGATCTATGAGTTCATGTATCATCTTCGTCGCATCAGGGCCAGAGGTATTCGGACGCCTCTTGCGGAACCACGCAACCAACTCCGCCGACGACACCGCGCGCGTGTTCGGCGGGCGCACGCTCGACGGCGCCAGCGGAACGCCGTTGCGGTCCAGGCACTGCGCGAGCTGCTCGACCAGCCACTTGTGCTGCGGCTTCGTCGGGCGCTCGCGCTTCGGCCCACCGCTGGACTTCTCCACCAGCGCAAGGTCGCCCTCGACCGCGAACCTGAACGGGCGGAAGTCGCCGTCGTCGGGAGGCGCCTCGCGCACCGACTGCCACGTCACGTCCGTCTCCAGCCGAGGGAACTCGATGTCGGGGTCGCGCGTCAAATGGATGCTGCCAGTGGTAATCCCGCCGATGAGCGACGAGCCGGCGTAGCGGGTCTTGTCGTGGCCGGTGTGGATCATCGACAGCGTGCCGACGTGGCGCGTCACCAGCTCGTTGAGCAGCGGGGCGATCAGCTTGATCACCTCGTCCTCCTTGAGCGTCTGCATCGTCAGGACGGAGAAGTTGTCGAGGATGACCAGCGCCGCGTCGACCTCCTCGGCCGCGTCGAGGACGTAGCGGTGCCCGGCCGGTGTCTCGATGGGCGGGATCTTCTGCTCGTCGTAGCTAACCACCACCAGATCGCCAAGGTCCACGTCGCGCCGCAGCATGGCATCCACGCGGCGCTTGACGAGGCTCAGCCCCATTTCGCCGTCGAGGTAGAGCACCCGGCGCGGNNGTGCAGGAGCCCTTCGCCAGCGGCCACCGCGCGCGCCATCTCCATCCCGAGGATCGACTTGCCCGACTTGTCGCCGCCGACCAAGAAGCACTTGCACTGGTCATGCAACCAATTCCCGTTGCCGAGCAGCGACACGCGCGGCTTGGTCTCGATCTTGTGGAGGTCCCGGGCGAGGTACTTGAGCAGTCCCCGCTTGCGCTTGCCGGGCCGGTTGGCGAGGAACGATGTCGTCCGCTCGACCACGTCCTCCAGCGACAGGCACTTGCCGCCCTCGCCGCTGTACGCCGCCTCGACCAGATCCTCGCCGATGCCGATGAACTCGCGCCGAACCGCAAGCTCGTAGATGAGCAGTCCGTACTCACCGGCACTGATGGTTGTTACGGCACAATCAACCAAGCGGTTGAGGTACGCCGGGCCACCGATCCCGTCGAGAAGATGGGCGTCACCGAGGAAGTTCTTGAGGACCACCGGGTCGGCAAGCCGGCCCGCACCGATCAGCGTCTGGATCGCCTCATAGATCTGCCGGTGCTCGCCGAGCGCAAAGTGCTCCGGCAGCAGGAAGTGCTTGACCCTCTCGTACGCCTTTTGGTTGACCAAGATGGCGCCGAGCAGCGCCATCTCCGCCTCGATGTTGTGCGGTATCCGGCGGAAGCAGGGCAGCCCGGCCAGGTCGAGATCGTCCGCGGACGGGGCGGTGAGGCCGCCACCCTCTGGCACGGCTCCGTCCTCAAGCGCAGGCGCGATGTCGCCGACACCCGGGCGCCGGAGACCATTCCTCTACCACCGAAGATGTGTCGTCGAGCATCTCCCGCATCCCCTCTTTTCGCTTCTGCCCCCAAAACGCGGGCGTGCGCCTTGTGCCGTCGCTACGTCTTTCGGCGGATGGGCGCAAGCGGAACCAAGCGCCAATCCTACCACCGTTTAGGTCATGTTGCTTGGCTGAGCACCTGCACGAATGCGGAGATCATCGCTTCCGGGCCGTACTCCTTCCTCGCGCGAAGCTCGACCACCTGCGCGTCGTCCTCCCACACAACGCCGTTGAAGGCGTCGAACACCGATTTCACGTAGTTGTCGATGTCCCCGCGCGGCGCCGGCAGCTTGCCGCGCTTCGGCCGCATGGCCACGAGGACGAGCTCGACCAGCACCGGCGAGGAAACAGGCTCGTGCGGCCAATTCGCCGAGAGCCAGATAGCTGCGGCCGCCCTCCACTTACGGTATGCCGGCGGGTGGTAGTGCGCATTCGCCCTATTCACACGGTTCCTCGGCCACGCTATGGGCGCGAACGGCATGACCAGCGACGCGCCCAGGCCCGGCGCGGGGCGGGTCATCGGCAGCACTCGCACGCCAGCAGGCGCAGGATCAAGGTCGAGCAATACGCCGCCACCAGCGCCCAGAACAGGACGTGGAGCGCGCGGTCGAAGCGGGTCATGCGCCCCACCCCGCCCGCTCAAGCTCGCGGTACATCGGCCGGCCGACCACGGTGCGGCCGGACGCGATGACCGCCGCCGCCCGGTCCGCCTTGACCATCGCGGCCACGCGACGGCGGCGCTCGACCAGCTTGCGCGCCGCCTCCGCCGCGGCGATGCGCTTCGACGTCGACAGGGCCTGCCGGCTCCCAGCGGCCGCCTGATTGATCGCGGCGCGGGACAGGCCAGCCGCCTCCGCCACCTCGCGATTGGTGACGCCGAGGCGTTGCGCCTCGGCCATCACCTCGTCGAAGGCGTCGCTCGCCCGCTCGCGCCGCTGCAAGGCGTCCTCGACCATGCTCCACGCCTCGTCATTGTGCCGATGCCGCCGCAGCAGCTCGACCGCCCGGCGCATGGCCACGAGGTCGCTGCCCGTGCGGATCGGCTCCAGATCCGACCAGGGGAGGCTCATCGCACGCCTCCCCAATGCAGGAGCAGGATCACCACCCCCCAGGCCAGCACAATCAAAAGCCCCGTCATCACCTTGCCTCCTCTTCCTTCGTTGCGTTGTGGCAGATCGGAAAGCCGAACTCCGCTTCCGTCTCGCCCGGCCACAAGCATCCGGGCTTCGGCTCGACGTCGTACCCCGGGCAGCCCCGGTCGCACAGACTCAGTCCGATCGGAGCAGACCGCCCATGCGGCGCCTTCTGCCGCCGGCAGATCGTGCACTCGACCCGCACGCCTACCCTCATGCTCCTCCTCCTATCGTCACCAGCGGCAGGCCGTGCGCCTGCCGCACCACGTTCGCCGCCTGGATCGCCCGACCCGGCCGCTCGCAGAACCGGCTCGCCCACAACATGAAACGGGTCGCCGAGAATGTCGGTCGTGTAGATCGCCCGGCAGTGCTGGCCGAGCTCGACCAGATCGGGATCCCGCATCGCCGCCCCCGTCATCTCTTCACCCTGCGTCATGCCGCCTCCTCGGCTTCGACCGGCCGCTGCTTTCTGGACCGCGGCCGAGCGTCATGGATCCCCATTGCGTAAGCGGCTTCTGCCGCGTCATCGAACAACGCCGCTATCGCGCGGCGGGCTTCGTCCCGGACGTCCGCTTCCTCCATGACCGCGCGGAGCCGCACCCCAACTTCCCCGAGCCTCACTGAGAACCGCAAGCCAACAGCGAACTCACTCATCGTCTTCCTCCAGCCCGCCTGCGTCATGCTCGCACTCCTGCCGGCAGGACGGGCAGCACCGGCACGGCCTGTGCTCGTCGTAGAGCGCCAGCACGAATACGCAGGGGCCGGCTTGGCCGGGGGCGCCACTGCACCGCGGGCATTCCGCCAGACGCCGGTGCAGCTCCTCCGTCTCCAGCTCCTCGCGGGCGAAGAGCAGCCTGTGCAGTGCATCGGCAGCGCGCGTCATTACGCCCACCATCTACTCCTCCCATCCATCGGGGTTGTCGCCGGGCGCGTCGCCCGCGCCCGGCCTTCACCAAATCCCCTTGCGGCCTCCGTGGTGGCGCGGGGGCCTACCGCCACCACTGCTCCGCAGCGTTCGTCTACATCACCGCCTCCTGCTGCCTGTCTGGGCGCGGGCCGCTCATCGCGACAACCCTGCGCCGCGCGCTGGCTGGCGCCCTCGTTAATCCTCGGCATCTGGGTTGTCGCGCTCCGGCCGCACCCGGCCGCAGTCGCAGGACCAGCCCTCTGGCGCGTGACTCCACCACTCCTCAGCGCCGCATTCGTCGCACACCATGAGGCGTTCCCATTCCCAGTCGGCCGCTTCCGTGAACCGGGCGGTGTCGTCGCCCTTCTCGCTGCGTAGCGTCAGCGTAGGCAACCGCTCGGCGCCCATCTCCAGCGTGGATCGGAACAACTCGAATCCGTCCATCGGGTCATTCGGGACGCCATTCACCAAGTCGGTCATCGCGTGCATCATGTACTCGGCCAGCTCGGCCGAGAACGGGATGTTGTTCATGCGTCTTCCTCCAACTGGTCCAACAGATCGTTGATCGCTTCGAGCTCGGTCGCGCCGTTGCCGATGGGCGCGCCCGGCTCGTAATCGTCCGTGACGGCGGACCAATCCATGTCCCGCAAAGGGATCGGCGGGAAGTCATTTCTCGTCAGCACGACGGTCGTTCGGCTCGGCTGACCATGGACGCAGATATGCTTCATCTCGCGTCCCTCAGCAGCGACCGGATTGCATCCGTCGGCGTCTTGAACGCCCGGGGCGGCCTCGGCGTGTTCAGCGGCGCCCAGCGGTCGCCGATGCGGGCAGCCTCCAGCAGCGACGTGCCGTCGTCGAGGCTCACCTTGTCGTCGTCCGCCGTGACCAGCGTCAAGCCGCGGTCGCGGCACAGCCGGACCAAGGCGGCCATGGTCGAATGGTGCATGCTCGCTCCCTCCTATCTCACTAATGCCCGGCCGCACATGCGGCACAGGTAGGCGCCCGTGCCCGGGCGGTAGGCGAAGCCGCAGCACAAGCGGCCCCTCTCGTCTTGCCAGATCCACACCTGCCGCCCCAGCGCCAGCGACGCGGCTGCCGCTTCGTGGATGAAGGCCAGCATCACGCGGCCGCCGGCTTCGCGCCGTACTTGACCAGCGCGCAAGGCTCGAACACCACTGGCGAACCGTCGGCGACGCGCATGGCGGCCGCCATGGCCGCGCGCTTGCTCAACCGGCTGTCATAGCGGCGGCCGTTGACCGCGATCACGTACAGCGTCAGCAGCGGACCGCTGTAATGGGTGTCTTCCCTGCCGTCAACACGGCCGCCGTTCTGGCGGATTTCGCGCACCGTCACCATTTCCCTATCTCCCTTTGCTGGGGTTCACAGTTGCTCACTACTGCGGCCTTCCGGGCCGCAGGGTGCGAGGAACCGTCAGACGATGTACTGCGCGCGGATGTTTAGGCCGCGCAGGCATGCATCCCAGTCAACCGCCGGCGGAAAAACGAGCGCGCGCATCATGCACGTGCCGAGGCTGCAATCCTCTTCTGCCGGCTTCGTTGCCTTGAGCCAGCGCTCGGCAGCGTCCTCGATCGCGGCAGTCGTCTTGTCGTAGCCGTATCCGTCGGCCCAGCCCTTCGCGAACACGCCGGGCGCTCCCCATACCTGCACCCATGCCGTAACGCGGCCCGTGCGGCCGCGCTTGGTCACGATTCGGCCGATAACGTCGCCATCGGCGAACAACGCCCATGCGTTGATCCCTGCCGTTGCCGTCTCAAGAGCCTTGCGGTCATCCATGTCCTGTCCTCCGTTTGGGTTGCTCACTGTTGCCGCGCCCAGCGACGCGGCAACCGCGAAGAACCGTCATTCGTTGTCGAGGTTCCCGACGCACGCGAGCGAGTGCATGATGCAAATCCCGAGTTCTTTCGCCGCGTCCTCATAGGACAGTCCCGTGCGGACATGCTCGCCATATTCGACTATGAACGACTTGCCCTGCTGCTTTAGGGCCACGGGGTAGCCCAGGCCTTCCTCGATCAAGATGCACAAGCGCTTCTTTGCCATGCTCGTTACTCCTATCGCTTGGGGTTAGACGCAGGCCCAGTAGGCGACGAACTTGCCGCGGCCGTTGACGTGGCCGACTGTCATGTTGCCGTGATCGTTGATCAGCACGCAGTCGCCGCGGAAGCCTTCGGGCGTCGGCTCGCCAGCCTCGAGGCGCGGCAGAAGGTCATCGTCCACGCCGACGCTCGGCTCCGGCCAGAAGCCGAAATCCGCGCCGTCGCCTTCGAGCGTGCCGAAATAGGTGTATGGCGGCGCGAAGTCGTTAAGCGCTTCTTGCAGATCGGCGAGCACGTCGTCGGCTTCATCGCTCTCAGGATCAATCGCATAAGCCTCGCGGATGAGCCTGCGCTTGGCCGGAAGGCCAAGGCCATGGCAGCGCTTGTTGGCGCGCACGTGGTCCTCTAGCTCGCTCGCGAAGGCTTCCAGCAAATCCTCGGTGCGCAGCGTTCCAGTGCTGACGCTGCCGATGGTGGCGTAATGGCGAATGGTCATGTTCGTTGCTCCGTGCTGGGGTTAGAGCTCGCTCGGCAAGGCGCCGGCGAGGAGGAAGCGGTGCTGTTCGGCAGCCTCGAAGAGGCTGTCCATAGCGACGCCATACGCGACGAGCGGGTCGATAACGATCCGCCGGAGTAGCTCGGCGACGCGGTATGTCGTGCACGCCTCAGCCTCTTCGCCTGCCATGAAGAACATGTCGGTCATCGCGTTTCCCCTCTGTCTGCGTGTGATCTGATACGCTGATACTCTCGCATCGTCTCATGGATGGCAACAGGAAAATGACAGGTGCGCACATTTTTTCTGTGTGGCACAAAAGCCACATGCAGAAATGCGCGTTTGCCGAGAGTTTCCCCGCCTGCCGGCATGAGGCAATGCCCTACGGTAGAGTAGCTAAGTTGTTGATATCATTACATATTAGCCACAACTCATGCAGCCACATGCGCTCTCTCTTCCTTCGGAGAGAGCGCATGGGGCAGGTTGTGGGCCGTGTTGACGAGTGGAGGGGATCGGTGCTAAGGCTGAAGCCAGAACGATTGATTGATGAAGTCGATCACAGAACGGGGGATTAATCGGAAATGTCGATCACAGAGCCGATCGATAGCTGGCTCTCAGCGGAGCATGATCGCTGGGAGCACGCAGTCATCCGAGTGCCGATGTGCCAGGCTGCCAAGCCCGTACGCAGCGACATGCGCCAGCCCCGCCAGCATCGCCGGCTGCACGATGGGCCGACGCTGTACGACCCGGAGACGGGGGCAGCAAGTAAAGCCGGGGTGCCGAATCGGTGCCAAATGCACGAGCACCAGCATCTAACCCATTGAGATTGCAGCGCTATTCGACGACTGGCAGCGGATCGTCAGTTAGCTACTCAAGATCGCCGGCCAGTACAGGCACAATGCCGTAGGGGGTAGGGGGGGGATGAAACCGCGACGGGTCCCATCCGATATTTGTACTGGTACCATGCTCCATTCACACTCTCACCCCGCTTGACCTTCCTGCTCCTCTGTGTATTCTCCTCTACGGAGGCATGGTCAGTGGGGCAACCCCGCGCCTGCTGCCTGGATGGCGTTGACGACGACATGAGCGCCTCTGTGGAGTGATCTGATGGCGGGCGGTGATCCTTGGGCGCGTGTGGTGTGGTTGGTCTACAGGAGCGAGGACGTCCTCAGCGCCTGGACGACGGAGGCGGCCGCGGAGGGGGAGGCTCGCGAGATCATGGCCTGCGTGTCCGCGCCCATTCCGCTGGACCCGCCGCCGTCTGGCGACGTGATCCGGCCTGAGATCGAGTTCTGGCGTTCTGGTGGCCGTGGCCGGCGCCCTGGGCTGGCGGCCCCGGGGGATGACGCTGCGTAGGGTCCCATCTGGTTGAGGCATTGGTACCATGGCGGGCTTCTCGCTGGCGGCGATTGACGAGATCTTGGGCCGGCTTCTGTCTGGCCCTGGCGAGGCGTCGATCTGGCTTGGCCGGGACTACTCGATAGCGGACTTGCGGCGCGGCCTGGAGGCGCTGCGGACTGGCGTGGAAGAGCTTGAGGGCAAGGCCATCGACTTGGAGCACTCGGCCTGCTCCTCGCCGTGGTGAGCCTGCGCGGCGACCCAGAAAAGGGTGGGGGTTAAGTGGGTGCGCCTGCGCGAGGCGTCTGAGACTGCCGAGCACGTCCGAGAGCACCGGATCCGGGTGCGGGAGAAGCTGACGCCTGGGCGGCTGCTGGAGCGGTGGATAATGTTCGAGGACGCCTACTGGATGAGGAAGGTGCTCCGCAAGCCGCACCGCAGTTGGAAGCGCCATCGCCGTCGGCAGTTTAGGGACGCAACCACCTCTTTCCGGGCCGGGTAGCGTTCCTAGGTACTTTCCGCTGCAAAATGCACGCCACGCCCCCGTTTGTGGGGTGACAAGAACCGTGCCAGCCAAAAATCGCCCTTCCGGCCAGGCGAGGGGTGGTGTTGCAAAAATACACACCCCACCCTCTGTACGGGGCTGCGCGTACGGGATTTGTACGCGCGTGTACGCGCTGTTTGTACGCCTGTACGCTTGACCATGTACGCGCCTCCGCGTACGGTACGCGATCACACGTACATGGAGGGTTGTTGTGCGTAAGGTTCTGGGGTTCGTTTTTGACGGCGCCAGCTTTCTGGCCTTCTCTGGCGCTTGGTTCCTTGTCGCTTCGTGGCTGGCTGGCGTGAGCGATGATCTGCTCGTGGCGTGGCTTTTGTGCGGGACGGGTCTGGTCCTTTGGCTCATGGGCGCCGCGCTGCTGAAGGAGGGGTGGCGATGAGCGACGACGAGTTCGACTTCCGCGCGTGGCGCGAGCGGCTCGGCCTGACGCAGGCCGAGGTCGCGGAGGAGTTTGATGTGTCGGTGTCGTGGGTGCAGTCCGTCGAGCTTGGCCGCCGGTCTGCCCCCGGCCGGCTGCTGGAGTACGCCTGCATATACATTGACCGGGCTCTCGAAAAGCCCGACCCGGCGCTTGGCCTGCTCACCAAGGCCGAGATCACGGACCGGCTCGACGGCATCGCCCGTCAGGTCGACGCGCTTGGCGTGCTGGTGCGGCGGCTGCCGCCAGCGGTGGACACCTTGAAGGCTGGTCAGCGGAAGCTTCTGGAGGCGGCCGGCCTGCCGGTGCCGCGCGAGGGGGCGCCGGCGGTGATCCCCGGCATGGAGGCGGCCCAGCGCCCGCGGAACGTGATGCCGGCGCCACCGACGGCGGAGGAGCTAGATCGGATGGAGGCCCACGCGAGGCGCGTCCGCGAGATGCAGGAGGCCGAGGCGGCCAGGGAAGCGGAGGAGGGGGAGTGACTGGCATAGAGGTTTTTGGCTTCGTCAATCTTGTGCTCGCCGTTGCGTTCGTGGGCGCGGTTGGCCTGTCTGTTATTGGCTCCATCCTGCACCCCAAGGGCAAGCCCGAGGAGGAGGAGGGGGCGTGACGCCGAAGGAGCGGGAGATACTGGAGCAGTGGAACGCGTCCAGGGCGGCGCTCAACCCGCGCACCGGGCGCCCGACGAGCCCGACAGGCTTCCGATCCGCGTGGCGGCGGCTCTGGAAGGCGCTTGCCGACCTGGGTCATGCTTGGCCTGACGTGCACGTCGAGGGTGTGCGCGAGCTTGGCGTGCCCGACCCGGCGGCGAAGATCGTCGGGAAGGGCATTGTGGCGATGGAGATCGGCGCCGTCGTGGCGCTGGTCGCGTGGCCGATTTTGGTCGCGCTGTAGGGGGACGTGATGACGGAAGAAGAGAGGAAGCTGATCGAGGTGCTGCGCAACCAGCCGGTGGGCGCGGCGGAGAACGCCGAGGCGGTCGCCAAGGCGTTGGTGGCGTGGATCGAGAGCGTCGAGGAGCGGCTCGGCGAGCTGAAGGGACTGGACGGCTCGGCGATGGGCTTGCGGCACTAGCGCCGGCAAGCCCCCGTAGGCCAATAGCAAGGTCACCTGCTTTGTGTTCAGGAGGTGCGGGTTCGATTCCTGCCGGGGGCACCACTTTCCGCTTGACGCAGGCGCCTCTGCGTCTGACACTGCAACGTCGTAACAGAAAGGGGCTCACATGAGCGAAGACAAGGAAGCGCAGAAGGTGGCGGCTGAGGGCTGGCTGAAGGCTGCGGAGGAGCGGTGTCGCGAGCTTTCCGCCAAGATCGCCGACGCTCGCAAGCTCAATGTCGAGCTGAAGGAGGCTCGCAAGGAGCGGACCCGGTGCCGCCGCGCGCTGGCCGCGCTCACGCCGCCCGAGTCGGTGGCCGAGCCCGTCTCGGCCGAGTAGGGCGATGCACGAGGAGATCGTCAGGCTCTGCCGGTTCGTCCCGACGATCCGCACGCGCCGGTTCGAGACGCGCGAGGAAGCGATAGCCGCCGCAGAGCGCATGGCGGCGTCTCGCCGCAAGGCCGGCTACGTGGACGCGACGTGATGGCAAGGCGCGGCTGGGGCTTTGGTGCGCCGGATCTGCCGAGCCGTAGGCGGAAGAAGGAGTTGAGCAACCGCGCTCGCGACGACGCCATGCGTGTCCAGGCGCCGCTGGACTGGGGCGAAGAGCGCCGCCTGCCGGCGGTGGATGTGGACGACTTTTTCGACAAACCGGAGGACGACGACTGACAGAGGTGCGAGCCGGGGGCGCCCGGCGGGTTGATGGATGTTTCCTCCAAGACTTGGGCCGCGCCGGTCGCGGCCCGCTTTTCTCGATAGGGGGCGTGATGCCTCGCCGTTGTAGGAACTGCCGCCACTTCCGAGGCGAGTACCAGCGATGCGAGTGCCCGGATTGGGAGACGTCGACGCGGGCACTGCGGACGAGCGACGACGGCCAGTGGTGCGGCGAGCATGAGGAGGCAACGGATGTTCCGGTGCACGAAAAATAGTCCCTGGTATCCATGGGGCCGACGCCGGTCCTCCACGTTGACGCGGAAGAGATCGGCGCTGGCGCGGCTGCTTGGCGTCGGGCGCCCGGCCTTGCTCGACCGAGTGACGCTGGAGGAGGTGGTGGGATGACCTACACGATCAAGCTAAACCCCAGCGAAGCGGTCCAGGTCTCCATCTGGCGCCGGGGGAATGATGTCAATATTGACATTGGCGAGGCGGTTCCGGTGGACATCCCGCCGGTCGATCCGCCGCCGAGCGACGAGAAGCAGCGCATGGAGGCGCTGCTGCAAGAGATGGCGGCGCTTCTGGAGAAGCTGCGGAGCGGCAAATGACGGTCAGGGAGCGGCTCGCGACCTCCGGCATCGCCTACAAAGACCCTCTCCTGGACGCCATCGACGCCGAGATTGCGGAGACGAACGCGCGTGTCGAGGCCCTTGAGGCCCGCGCGCGCGGCGTCAGGAACATCGGCCCGGGCTGGGTCAGCAAGGTGCGCGCCGCCGAGATCGTCGGGCGCAGCAAGGCGAGCGTCCTGCGCTACGTGGAGAGCGGCCTGATCCCGGAGAAGGACCCGGAGACCGGCGAGACGGTGTGGCAGATCGTGCGCGGTCGGCGCCTCTACAGCGAGGCGTGGCTGCGCCGGCACCACGGCCTGCGGAGGGGCGGGTGAGCATCGTCTGCAAGCTCTGCGGCAAGCCGATCACGGCGACCCGCCGGGAAATCCTGGCCGGCACGGCGAAGAAGTCGTGGTTGGGCCCGCACGAGACGCGGGACCGGGTGCACACGGCCTGCGGCGAGGCGTGGATCGCCGAGCAGCAGGCGAAGGGCGTCACATGTGGCATCAGAAGGAGGGGGCGTTGAAGTATCACAAGATCGAGACCGTGTTCGAGCGGGACGAGAAATTCAAGGTCATCCCCTGGCGCTACCGCGACCGCCGCGTCGAGGCGCTGGCCAACTTGGAGTGGGCCTGGACGGAGAAGCTGGATGGGACAAACATCCGCATTTCATGGGACGGGCAGGGGGTTAAGTTTGCCGGCAAGACCGACGACGCCATGATCCACCCGCAGCTTCTCGGGCACCTCCAGGCGCGCTACTCCAACGAGGTCATGAGCGGCTTGTTCGGGGACGCCCCAGGCACCCTCTACGGCGAGGGCGTCGGCGCCAAGATCCAGCGCGGCGGCGACTACTGCGACGGCCACTCCTTCGTCCTGTTCGACGTGTGGCGCGGCGTTTGGCTGGAGCGCGACGCGGTTAACGATGTCGCGGTCTCCCTCGGCATCCCCTCGGCGCCGGTCGTGCTGCGCGGCAGCATCGAGAGCGCGGTGGCGTACGTCAGGGGGAACCCGCAGTCCGCCATCTCCGTGCGCCCGAGGCCGATGGAGGGGCTGGTCGGCAGGCCGCCGGTCGAGCTCCAGGATAAGCAGGGGCGCCGCATTATCGTCAAGATCAAGGCGAGGGACTTCGCGTGACCGACATCTTCACCGAGTTCGGCAAGATCGTTCAGGAAACGAAGACCGTCACGGTCTTCGCGGCAGACGGAAAGGAGTTCCTGTCCGAAGCCGAGGCCAGGAAGCATCTGCGGAAGCAGGCGCTGCGGGACACGCGCGAGTTCGCGCGCTACATCGTCGGCGCTGACGAGATCCCGGAGGCGCTGATGCAGCAGATCCTCAACGTCGCCCAGGCCATCCAGGCGCAGGGCGTCAACTGGGCCGCGCAGGCGGCGAACCTGCCGCAGAAGGAGAAATGAGGATGACCACCTACAGGCACGGCGACTGGACGTTCGCGCCGGTCGACGATGAGATCGCGACCCCGCTGCCGCAGGCCGAGCAGTTCACCTTCGGCGAAGGCGAGGCGACCGGCCACCACCACGTCGCGGTGGCCGAGAGGGCCGGAGACATGCTTTGGGAGAAGCGGGGCGACGAGTTCGTCGCCAAGGTGCTGGCGACGATCTCGCTGAGGCACCCGGAGCACTCCCTGAAGGGCGACCTCGTCGTCCCGCCGGGGACCTACCGCGTCTACCGGCGCCGGGAGAAAGACTGGTTCTCCATGGCCACTCGGCGGGTGATCGACTGATGGGCAAGATCGTTCGCACGCCGACGCGCGCCGAAGGAGGCGTCACGCCAGAAGAACTTGAGCGCATGGAGGCGATCTCGCGCAAGTGGATCGCCAATGCGTTCCGCACGGACAGGGCAGACCCGGCGGAGGTTGGCCGATGCATCACGGCCCTATATGCCGCGGCCGATCTGCCGGCACCGCGCGTGGTCCTGGCCCCCGGGCCGCTCTCCGCGCGGCTGGCGGCAGGTCTCGCTTGCGCCGTTTGGCACTTGAGGGGCACCCGCGTCGCCACCCGCGTCGCCACCCGCGTCGCCACCCGCGACGCCACCGACGTCGCCACCGACGTCGCCACCTACGTCGCCACCGACGACGCCACCCGCGCCGCCACCCGCGTCGCCACCGACGTCGCCACCGACGTCGCCACCTACGTCGCCACCCGCGTCGCCACCCGCGTCGCCACCCGCGACGCCACCGACGTCGCAACCTACGTCGCCACCGACGTCGCCACCTACGTCGCCACCGACGACGCCACCCGCGACGCCACCCGCGACGCCACCGACGTCGCCACCGACGTCGCCACCTACGTCGCCACCTACGACTGGCTTCGACTTCTTGCGGTCGATTTTGTTGGGGCGGCCAACGTGGATCTGGCGATGGGGTGCTGCCGATCCGTGTGGCGGATCTATCAAGGTGGGAATATGTGGTCGGGCTTCCCGGCGTACGCTGAGGCGACCAGGGATGTTCTCGGTTTGGTGGGTTTTGACTGGTCGACGTATCAGGCATGGGAGGACGCGGCGAAATGCGGCGGCTTCCGTTTCGTTCACGAGAAGTTCTGCATTGTGTCCGATTTCCCGACGCGGTTGATGGTGAATGATCTCGGCCAGCCGCACTGCACGGACGGCCCGTCGCACGAGTGGAGAGACGGGTTTCGGATCTACCACCTGAACGGCGTCCGATTCGACGAGGCGCTCTACTGGCGCGTCGTCGGCGGGATGCCGATGCAAGACATCCTGCGGATCGAGGACGTTGACCAGCGGACGCAGGCGATGCGGTTCGCCGACGTCGATGAGTTCGTCCGCCACGCCGATGGCGTCTCGCTGGACAAGCGCATCAAGACGGCTGCCGATGGCAGTCTTGTCCATTACAACCTCATCAGGTTCCCGGCGGGTGAGATTTTCTCCGAGGATGCCTATTACTGCATCTTCGACTGCCCGAGCACGGGCAAGCGCCACATGGAGGGGGTCGAGGTGTCGTCGACGGTCGCCGAGGCGATGGCTTGGGCGGAGGAGATCACCCCCGCGCAGTGGGAGGCCCGCGTTCCGCTGGTGCATGAGACATGAAGCGGTACAAGGTGACGCTCAAGGTATGGAGCGAGTACGAGGTCGAGGTCGAGGCCAGCAACGAGGACAGCGCCGAGGAGACCGCTCTCGACGTGTACGGGCGCCCGGACTTTGACGAGATGCCGCTGATCGGTGACGTGGAGGTCTGCTGCGTCGTGGAGATCGAGGCGGAGGAGGCGGAATGATCGTCAACGACGCCTTCATCGCCGAGCTGATCGACGACCGGGAGAAGGGCTGGTCCGACAGGCCGCCGGATCCGCCGACGAACTGGGGCATGAGCCTGCCCCAGTGGGACCGCTACTGCCGCGCGACCGGGAGGACGTTCCTTGCCGGCAAGCGCCACCTCCGTGCGGCGACGCGGGAGGACGCGTTCGCCTTCTACCGCTGGTACTTCGACGACATCGGCATAATGGGCACGGACGTGCCTGGGGGGCTGTGGGAGCACATTCTCGACCTGTACGTGCTGCACAGCAAGCGCGGGGTTGGCAAGATCCTCGCGGACGTTCCCGACGTGCTCGGGTTCTCCCCTGACGTGCCGCTTAAGCGGCTAACCGAGCAGGTTGGTGCTTACGCGGTAAGCCGAGCCATCGCGCTCGCGCGCATCCGGTACGTGACGGAGATCGCAGAGCGGGACCCGGGCAAGCGCAAGTTCCATCGCGGCTGGGTGATCCGGGCGCTGAAGATGGGCGGCCTGTGGCCGCGACCGACGACGGAGGTGTAGGTGCAGTACGAGGCGCAGGTCGAGGTCATTAGAACCTATAGTGTTTTGGTCGAAGCCGTCGCGTGCAAGAGCGCCGAGGAGGCCGCGCAGGCTGTCGTGTCGGCCCCGGAGTTCAGCGAGAAGCCGGATAAAGAGGAGGTCGTCGTCATCCACATCATGGAGAGCGCGCCTCGTGCAGATGGATCGCTGGGGGAGGCCCCCTAACCCCGGCGGGGCGCGGCTGGCTTGGCTTGTGAAATCACGAGCTGGCCGCGCCCACCAACGACAGGAGAGGCGAGATGTGCTCGCGGCGCGATATTCGGAACCTTCTCGGGGTCAGCCTCCTGCAGGAGCGAAAACACCCAATTCTGGTCATCTTCCCAGGCATAATCCGCGATAGGGGTAACCTCCGCCGGTGGCGCTGGAGGAATGTCCTGGCTCGGAAAATGGCGAGGCGAGGGTAGGTGCCACCGCGCAAGCAGGTTCCGGCAGTCATCGACGAGGATGGAGAGCCGCTGATCCCGGCGGTAACCGTCGCCCGCGTGCTGCACTCCGTGTCGCGCACCGGCGACCTTGCCGGCGCCTGCCTGGGCGTCGTCGATCCGGGCGACCTGACGCAGCATCTGCGCGACAATGACCAGTTGGAACGGCTGGAGGACGCCCGCCGGCTCTACGCCGAGCGGCTGATGAAGGAGATCATCGAGATTGCCGACGCGCCGATCCGCCTTGAGGACGGCCCGGAGGACCCGGCGCTGTTGCAGGCGTGGATGATGATGAAGCGAGACCTCAAGGCCCGCCGAATTGACGCCAGGAAATACGTGGCGTCGCAGTTCATGCCGGCGGCGAAAGGCGGCGTTGCGGTGAACGTGGACGCCAGGACTCAAACGGCGAACCGAAACACGTTCCTCGGCGCCGTGATCGCGGAGAAGAAGTGACATGGAGGGCGACGATGCGTGCGGCATGTGTGGAGAGAAAGACGAGATCTTGCGGCGCGATGAGCCGACTT